GGCGGCTTGGGGCGGCGGGCGGCGCGGATGTAGCGAGCAAAGTCATAAGCATCCTCACCTGCGTCAATCTCAACCAGCCTTAGGCACGCCTCCAGCTCTTGGTCGGCGCCCCATTGGGCGGCGCGGGTGGCGATGAACTGCGAATAGCCGTAAGGCAGAAAATGAGTGCCTACGGCTTCTTCATTCCACTGCTGCACCAGCTCCGGCGGTGGGGTGATGGGGTGGTCAGTCATTAGTTCTCCTCACTTAGAGCCCAGGCAGAAGATCTGCGCCGGCTTGTTGTCGTAGAGCTTTTGGCAGGCTTGCCATTTTTGGGGCAGCCACCACCAAGCCCCAGCAATCATGATCAGCAGCAGTAAGACAGCTGCTCCGATTGCGGTGTAGTCGTCAAGGCTTTTCATCGGTTGTAGTCCTCCTGGATAGTGGGGGTGCCATAGCGGGCGAGGACGGCGCGGGCAAACCCAACAGAATCAGCACAACCAAACTCTGGAGAGGTATCGATCCAGTAGTCGTACAGCTCCTCATCGCTCGGCCCCTGCGGCGCGGGCTGGGTTAGGGCGGCGCGGGCTTCAGCCGCCAAAGGGTGGCTTCTGTCATAGCCTTCCTTCCCAATTCGGTAATGATCCAGCTCATCACCCATGCGGGCGCACAGCGCTCGCCAGTCGGTGGGGGTGGGGTCAGTCATCGGGCAGGGCCTCCAAGGCGCGTCGGATGGTATCTACCTCGGATTCACTCCATAGATCTTTTGGATACTTGAGTGTCTCCATCGCCTGCTCCTTCAAACTCAGCGGCTTGTGGCGCATTGCTTCTTTCAACGATTCACCCACTGGGGCAATCCGCAGATGCGGTTGGTTCAGGGCATTGTGATTTAGCCACTCTGCATCTTTTGCAAGTTGTTGGTCGGCGCCCCATTGGGCGGCTCGGTTGGCGATGTGCTGTTCGTACGCCCAGTGTTCATCGTTGTGTGGCACGCCTGAAAGGTTGGCGTCGTGCCCCCACTGCTGCACCAGCTTCGGCGGTGGTGTGAGGGGGTGGGTCATTGCTCCACCTCGTAACGCTTGCCAATGGCAGCAGCCCAAGCCATCAAATCACTGGCTCGCACAAGCTGCACTCCGTCTTCGGGGCCATCGGCAACACGCCAGTGACATGAAGCGGTGTCCTTGAGGGCGCACTCAATGGCAGACTTTGCGCCCCATGTTGCAGCCTTTGCGGCGATGTAGAGGGCCTTGTCGCAAGGGGCGGCACCGTTGGCGTCCCATTCGGCTTCCCATTGGCGGATGATTTCAGCGGGCGGCGAAATAAGGCGTTGATTAGTCATCTTCGTTGGGCAGGACTTCAAGAAGGGATGCGATGCAGTGACCAGTTGTGTTTTCAGCGCCAAGGCAGTAGCGCTCGGCCTCGCGCAGTGCCATGCGTAGCCGCTCCACAACAGGCCACGGATCGCGTAGCTCGGTGGAGAAGTCTTGGAATGGTGCGGGGTGAAAGTCGGTCATCGTTCGACCTCCTGCTCCAGCTTCAGCGAAGCCCATGTGTGCTCGCCTTCCTTAAGCCAGGCCAGCACTTCGAGAAGAGCAGCGCGGGCTTCTGGCTCCCAGTTGATGGGCTCGTCGTCTCGGCCGATTGCACGGGCCACCCGGTCAACCAGCGAACTCCTAATTTGGCTTGGATTAGGAGTTGGTTTGGAGTTAGCAGCTTCCAGGGCTTCAACGCGGGTGCGGAGTTCGAGGATAGTGCTGTCGTACTCAGGGGCACTCTGCTCTTCAAGCAGGGCCCACTGCTCGGGGGTTGCTGTGTAGTCGGTCATTCGGGGATGTTATTGATGATGGCGTGCTCGCCAATGATTGCGAGTGCTGCCTTGTTGTAGGCGTGAGCTGCTTCGATCTCACTGGCATGGTTGCCGAGGTAGTAGCGCCGTCCCTTGTATGTGAGCGTGGCTCGATACAAGCCCTTGTTGCCCTTGCTGACGCCTCGGTACTTGCTGTAGGCAGTCGCAGGCCTGGGCCTCGATGCCTGAGACAGATAGAAGTCTTTGTCAGACATCTTCCTGGTGAGATAGCTAACCATTGGTGCGGTTGAGTCTGCTGATGCGTTGTTGCGGTTACTGCGAGTGGCAGTGGGTGATTTGTTAGCGGGGCTGAGTGGCGCGGTTGGGGGTGGTTGCCCAGCGTGCCAACGCGCCAAGGGTGATGCCCAGCGCCAGGGCAAAGAAGGCAGAGCGTTTCATGAGAACTGGGTGAGGTAGATCGTGACGGCAAGGATGCCGAGTAGCCAGGTCAGTCCGAAGGTGACGATGGGAGGCATTGCGGGTACATGCGGAGAAGCTGTGCCTTGCGCTCGTCAATTAGGTGAGCGGATGAGACGATCGAGCATGGCCCATCTGGGATACAGATGCGATAGCAGTCGTGCCCGTGGGAGTCGATGTAGTACTCGACATCGAGGTCGTCAGGGTTCATTGAGCTGGGGTGGCGCCTGGATCCGAGGTAGCGGATGGTCCGGTCATCTGCTCGTAATGGGAACGCAAGACTTCCTGCCACTGCCAGGCTGACCACTGGCGGCCCGTGCGGAGATTGAGAATCCGGCTGGGCGAGTAGGAACCCAGCAGCAGCCCACCGGCCTCATGGGGCAGAAGCGCCCCGAAGGCCAGGAGTTCGCTGCGCTGAATCTTGAGGTCAGCGGGCAGTGCGACGGCAGTCCGGGGTGTAGTGGAACTTGCGGCCGTGGTCGTAGAGCAGCCTGTACTCGATGTCATTGTCTGCGCAGGTCTTGATGAGGTCACGAAGTTGGGCCCCGTTGTGGAGGGGGAAGTAGACGTCATTGACCGGCAGGGACGGGTAGTGGACGAGCATGGGAATGGCCGCTGCGTGAGTAGCCGGAGAACTGGCCTTGGGCGCGGCGCTGCTGGATGGCTTGACCGGCTGCGGAGTGCTTGGGCTGGGTGCCATGAACTAGGTGTGCGAAATGAGTTGGTATTGATTGGTAGGCCAGCGCGTCGGTGAAGTCGACGGCCAGGCCCAGAGCGTATGCCTCTTCTTGCGTATTGACAACCCTTGCCGTCCTGGGAAACAGACCGTCTGCCAGGAGGAAGTCGTAGCGCCCGCCCCAGGAGGCGGTCATGGTCATGTTGCTGGGCAAGGGGCGCAGTACGCCGCGATCCAGCCAGAGCGGCAGGTTCTTGCTGTACAGGTAGAACTGCAGGCCGCTATGGCGTTGGGCGGTCTCGATCAGGGCATCACGCAGCTGGTCGTTGTAGCAATCGCCGGAGGTGAACCAGCGGACGCGTTCGGTGTAGCTGCGGACCTGGGCGCGTAGGGACAGATCCAGGAGATCGGCCATGGCGCCAGTGTTGAGACCGCGCAGCAGTGACCAGTTGTGGTGGCGCGCCTTGCGGACCGAAGGCCGGGTTTCCTCGCTGGCGGCGGAGCAGCGAAACAGAGTGTGCTCGCCATCGGTGATCCTGCCGGTCACCGGGTCAGCCTTGGACAGGCAGAGCAGAGCGCCCGGGCAGGTGAAGCCAGCGGGCAAGGCAAACGTCATGGTGGTGTTGGGCAGCTTGGCGTTGCCATGCCCGAACCGGAGCAGTTGATCTGACAGGGTCATGCGCCCTCCTGGCGAAGAGCGGCGGCGCGCATGTGCTGAAGCTGGGTCTCGGCTACGGCCTGTGCCCGCTGAATACCGAGTTCCAATTGGGTGATCGAGCTGAGCAGGGCGCGCTCTTCGTTGGGCTCAACGCAGGTGTTGGACTCGCGGTAGTGCGCCAGAAGGCCCAGTAACTCGAAGTACAGGGTTTCGGCCTGCGGTGGCGAGAGCCGGAGGTGAACGGCTGAGGGTCTGGGGAACATGCACAGTTGTTGAGGTGCATGCAAAAAGGCCGCCCCGCACGATGCGAGACGGCCGGAGGGTGGGTTGGTGGTCGGACAATCGTTTAGGCGCCCTGCTCGCTTATGGCGTTCTCGAGCAAGTAGGCACAGAGGTTGGACAGGGAGCGCCCTTCCTGGTCACTGCGCATCTGCAGGAGGGTGAATAGCGTCGGGTTGAGAGAGATCGTGACCCTCTTGCTCACGCTGGTGTTGCGGCGGGTGGGGGCTTGAGTGATGAGCATGGTGAGGTGGAAGTGAGTGTTGTGAGGCGAGGGTGTCGTCGTGCCAGTGCTCCAGGCGCGTGGCGTCTGCGTTGTGAGTCAAGACAAGCCGGCCGCCGTTGGGAAGCAGGACCGTGATGGCCTGATCTAGAAGGAGGTCGATGGTTGCCATTGCTCTCGCTCAGGTAGATGGGACCAGGACGTGCGCTTGCCGATGCGGTAGTACGTGCTCGAGGCAATGCCAAAGCGGCTCTTGATCTGCATGTAGGTCAGGCCCTGGTCGTAGGCCTGCCGGATGGCATAGACATCCTTGTCCTGCAGGATCGCCAGCGGGTTGCTTTCGCCTTTGAGGGCGTAGTTGATGTTGCGCCGGGTAGCGCCTCGCTTGGGGCCTGGCTTGGGCTTGATGTAGCACTCCTTGGTGATGAACCGGGTGTCACAGTCGAAGCAGCGGATATACCTACGTTGATGGTCGGGGTAGATCTCCGTGCAGGTGACACGGGTCTGCTTGGAATTGCAGGTGCGGCAGTGCATGGCCATGGCTTGCTCAGACCCTGGTGCGTTGACGGGTCAGCGGATAGCCCAGGTCGTTGAGCCTGTCGTACTCACGCCGAGACAGCCACCGCACCAGGAGATGGGGCGGCAGCAGCGGGATCGAAAGCCAGGGATGACGCTTGCTGGTATCCACGATGCGGCGTGATATCGAAGCAAAGCGTTCGATGCGGTGCTTGGCCTTGAGGAGCGGAGTGAGATAAAGCACGACAGATGTCTGGAGTTGGGTCAGATCGACGGACCCCTAGGGGTTGCGGAGCCTGATGTCAGACGACGGGGTTGTCAGTTTCTGACACTTTGCGTAGGGAGCGATTGAGTCAGGGGCCGGTTGTCAGCCCATTGGCGTAGTTGCCCTGTGGTGATTGCACCGTGGGCCAGGGGGTGCCAGCGAGGATTAGCGTGCAGCCGATGAGGACTGCCATTTCAAGCAGCCTGCGCTTGTGCCCTACAGAACGCTTCGGCGTTTTGATCGTGGACGAGCTGATCAGGCGGCAGCGCGCCGTGCGCCCAGAGGAAGCGGGTACGGAAACGCGACGGCGGCGGATCACCCGGGGTGGCAACGGCGGCAAGCTTGGCGACATAGATGGAGTAGTCATGGATGTCTGCATCAGTGATGAAGTGGCGGTCGGTCATGGCCTCAGGTGTGGGAGCGGCCGTTGGCTTCGATGAGTCCGTAAAGCCCGCACCAGGGCAAAGTCCCGGTGATGGCCCCGTCCATGAAGGGATCAGGGCGGAAGTCTTCGAGGAGGACATCGACGGGCGTGTTCTTCTCAGCGGCGCAATCGAGGAAGCGCTGCTGCTGGGCGGGTGTGAGTTGTTGGAGGGTGAGCATGAGATGCGAAAGAAGAGGAGATCGCCCCACAGGCGTGAGGCGAGGGGCGCAGATCAGGCAGCGACGAGTTCGCGGTGCTCGAGGAACTGGTTCTCGAGGAAGGCCAGGAAGCCGCTGGCGGTACGGGCTCGGGCGCCTTCGAGCTGGGAGCGGAAGGCTTTGGCGTCGTTGCGCACCTTCTCGTGGGAGGTGTACTGGGTGACGGCCGAGGCCAGGCGCCAGGCATTGCCGGTGCGGGTATCGAGCTCGCCGCCAATCAGATCGCTGGTGTAGATCTGCTCGAGCCGCTGGGCCAGGCGGCCTTGGCCCTCGGGGTCAGCGAAGTAGGTACGCAGAGCAGCGCGGGCGGTATCCATAGAGATCTCGGTCGCGATCATGCGCTCCTTCATGCGGTCGTAGGCCTTGCACTGCCGGACGGCATGACCCAGGACGGCATGGACAATGTCCGCGCTCATGGCCTGGGTGTGGCTGAGCTTGACTTCGCATTCGGTGACCTTGCGGGCCAGGCCGTTGGTGCAGACCAGCTCATTGGCGATGACTGAGACGCGGGGGCGTAGTGCCTCGCCGAAGGACTCGCTCAGGACCAGCCAGTGGTCGGTGCGGTCTTCTTTGTTGATATAGGCGGAGTGACCGGTGCGGCTGATGCCCAGCCCTCCTTCGGCTTGGAGTAACTCGCCGTTGTTGCCGCTGAGCTTGGCGGCCATGTAGAGGCTGCGGCCCTTGTTGTAAGCGCCGACCACGTCGAGGGAGATGGCCTTATCGGAGGCGTCGCAGAAAGCGCGGAAGTAATCGATGAAGGTGGAAGGCTGGATGGCCTGCCGCTTGGCGCCAAAGAAGCCGAGGAGGTCCTGGTTGTCATCGCGCAGCCAGAGCTGGCAGTCGGGGTAGGAGCGCCCGGCATGTACGGCGGGTGTACGTACAACATTGAAGTTGCAGCCGATCGAGGCAAGGATCTCGGTGTCGCTCATCCAGGGCTGGACTTCTGCGGCTGTGCCCTTGAACAGGGAGCGATCAGCGGCCGTGAGCTTGCTGGTCGAGGTGGCGGTGGCGTGGAGTGCTGTGGTGATGGTGGCGGTCATAGTTCAGAAGAATCGTTTGGGTGATCGGTGATGTGGTCGAGGTAGGTGGTGACAGCGCTGCGCTCGACGTCCAGGGAGTCGAGGAGCTCGTCAGAGATGAGGAGGTGACTGCGGAAATCACGCATCAGGACACGCTTGTCTTTGAAGCGGTCCTCGATGAGTGCCTGCGCGCGCTGGCTGTAGTAGGGGTAGCCCACCTGGGTGAGCACGTCCTCGAGGTGCTTGACAGCGACCTTGAGGCCCATGGTGTGGCCGCGCATCACGCGTCCCAGTGCCTGCTGATCAGCTGCGGGGAGCTGGTCGTAGGGCTCGTCTTCCAGGGCCAGGGAGTTGAGGTGCTTCTCGAAATGGCATTCGACGTCGGTCAGCAGGTGCATGGCCGCGACCAACATCTGGATGATGTTGGTGCCATTGCTGGAGCGCTCGATCAGTTGGCAGATTGCAAACTGAAGGTCGCAGGGCGCGCCGATTTCGCCCCCGAAGTCCAGGGCTGGGACGACCTGACTGATGGGCAGCGGGTTGCGCCCACGCAGCAGGGTGTCGAGCATCTCGGGCGAGATGCTGTCCGGGATTTCGGGGGTTGCGGTCACGGGAACTGGGGCTCGAGGTCAAGGGAGCGACGCAGGCGATCGACGGTGACCTCCAAGGTGTGGCGGTCAGGGTCGATGGCTTCTGACGAGACCCGCGCCGGTGCTTCGCCGCCCTGTTCGCCGTAGACGAAGAGGTCGATGAAGTTGGCAACGTGGCCGTAAGCGTTGGGCTTGGTGCCCCGCCGCGCACAGATTGTGCCTGCCATGGCTCGCATGTCAAGCATTCTGTCAGCCATGGCGAGCGACCCGAGCAGGGTGCGCACCGGCCAGGAGCTGCGGTCGGGGCTGTAGTTGAAGACCGGCAGCGAGAGGACGAAGAGGTGGTAGGGGTGGGGGGAGCCGAGGGTGACGTCCAGGTAGAGCTTGCGGCGATCGCCCTGCCGCTCGCAGGCCCGGATGTCGTGGACACCGAGGAAGTTCAGGCCGTCGTCGGGGCCCGAGAGGACGCGCTTGGGCGCGGCGTGGGACTCGCCGTACTCGTACAGCTGGCCGACCAGGTTGATGCCAAGCCGGATGAACTTGGCAGTAGGGGGTCGCTTGGTGATGGCGGCGGCGAGGGGATCGTTGATGTCATCCAGGTAGAAGGGGTCGTCAACAGGAACAAGAGCATTCATGCGAAGTCAGGCAACGGCAATGCACTGCTGAACGAGTGCACGCAAAAAGCCCCCACCTGAGGATCAGGCAGGGGCGGCTGAATAGACTGGGGCGAAGGTTAGATAGCTGGATCGTGCAGCACGAACAAGGGCTCCTGATGGAGATGCCACAGGTGCAGATGCAGTCCTGCGAGGGCGATGGTGTCGCCCTGCTGGTGCAGCAGTTGATCGTGCTGGCGTCGTTGCTCAAGGAGCTGCAGACCCAGAGTCACTTGATCCATGTGAACTACGAAGGTGCGAACTTCCTGGAGGTGCATGCGTTCCTGAAGGAGCGCTACGAGGAGCACCTCGAGCAGTTCGACCAGGTGGCCGAGCAGGTGCGGACACTGGATCACTTCATGCCGATGTGTGCTTGCGGCCTGAAAGAGGCGATGCCGCCCTTCCAGAACGTCGAGAGCTACGAGGGGCGCTCGATGCTGATGGCCTATTACGTCAACATTGAAGGCATGGGCTTCATGGCCAAGGAGCTGGAGCAGGTGGCCGCAGGAGCCGGCGCGCCGGACGTTCAGAATTACATGGCTGAGCTGGTGGGCTCAGCCTTCAAGACGTCGTGGATGCTGAAGAGCATCCTGCGCGGCTGCTAGTCGAGCGCGAAGAAGTCGCACTCCTTGCCATTGAGCGTGATGCCATCGCGCCAGGTCAGGCCGATGCAGTTGCCAGCTTCATGGGCAATGACATAGCGCAGGGCGGGATTGGCGGCATTGCCGGGGGCGTCGTCGTGGGCTGGGCCCTTGCGCACGGTGTAGCTGCCGTTCTGCCAGTGGACTGTGCGTCCGGCGTCGACGGCAGTGGCGATCTCGGTGAGGGTCATGGGCGTGTGAATCATGTCAAGGCAGGATGATGGTTTCTTTGGCGCGCCAGCCCTTGCGATCGACCCAGGCATTGAACTCTGCCTTGGCTTCCGGGGTCATGTAGCCGAAGACTCGATTGAGCACATGCTTGAAGGCGTGCTCTTTCTCGGCGAGCTTCTCATGTTCCACTGCGGCCTGAGCGGCGCAGGCGATGTCCAGCAAGTCGTACATGGGGACGCTGGCTTTGGTGTTGGCCTGGTCGTTATTCATGAGATGGAGGGAGTGTCGGCGATGTCGAGGGCTTCGTAGAAGTAGAAGGCGGAGGCCCAGGCTGGGAACTCGGGGTCTTCCGGGAGCGGATAGCCCTCTACGTGTTCCCAGTCGGACTCATGTATTCCCTCGGGGGAATACCAGCCGCCCTCATCGGTTGTCCAGCCTGCCTGCCAGCGCAGGCGGTGGACGCGGGCTTCATGGGCCATGGCCGCTTCCACTTGGGAGAGATGCTCGTACCAGTTGGGGCGGTGTTCGAGTTGGAGCAGGTTGAAGGTTGGATCGGTCATGGGTTCATCAGGCCTTCGGGTGCGAGATTGCTGTCCTGTAGGTGGATAAACTGCCACCGCAGCTTGTTGATGGCGCTGGCATAGCTGGTGGGTTCGTCAAAGGCATAGGGCGACTCGTCTTGAATCCGTCGCCATTCGAGATCCAAGAGCAAGCGGAGGCGATCGATGTCCGAAGCGTGCAGATGGACGGACACCTGCATAGTTTTGTAGACCATGGTCTCAATAGGTGGGAAAATCGGGGAGAACTTCACCGGCTGGATCGAGGAGAATCCAGTTTGCGTTGTACTTATCTCTTGCGACCCGACAGATGGTCAGCAGCCAGGCCGGGATTACCTCGTCACCGATGCTGGGGTCCTCGTCGTAGGCGTAGATCCACTCGATGCCAAGTTCGGGTGGGGCGCCCCAGGACCAGGGCGACAGGTCCGCGTCGACCGTTGGCATGTGTTGGGTTGAAACGGCCAGGACTGTGGCTAGTTCGATCCCTTGAACGGGCGATGAGACGTGACCGGATGGGGATGGCAGGCGTGGAACATGGTCAGTCATGACATGCAGTCGATGGGCTCGGTTGAGCGGAACCTGGATGACACGACAACTCCATGCTCGCTGTAACGGACTGGGTCCTGTTCACGTAGGCGTTCATGGAACTGGTTGAGAGCCTGAGACTCCGTAGCCGGTAGGTCGGTGCAATAGGGCGTGTCTTCGTCGTCGAAGAGGATGCGCCCAGTGACGGCCCAGTAGTAAGCAGAGTCAGTCATCCAAGTCAGCACTGCTTGTGCGGTAGTGGTGGATGGTCATCTCAATGCGATCGATGGCACTGGCGATGCTGCGGCCCCGTTCGACTTGCGAGGCCAGCATGAGAATTGTTTGCCAGCAGTCATCAGCAGAGACGTGGCCGGGTTTCGTCACTTGAATTGAGGAGTAGATAGTGTCAGCCATTGGCGAGGAACTGGGTACGTAGGTGTTGCATGTCCTCTCGATAAGGCACACCGCCAGCGATAGGGTCTGCCTGTTTATTCAGGATGTAATACTCCAAGGCCATGACAATTAGGTAGCGCTCAAACGTGTCGAACCTGGCTGATAGCCTCATCAGTTCGGTCTTGGTCATCGAGAGGTGGCGAGTTTGTGGGCGAGGTTTGAGTAGAGGCCGAGGCGCTGGTCCTGGGCGACGTCGCGCCAGTCGGCGAGGTTGGTCTCGCCAGGGCTGAAGTAGTCATGGAAGAAGACCAGGGCGTTAACCAGGGCGTCCTGCTCTTCTGGGGTGACAGCGAAGTGCTGCTGGGTGCGGACGGGGAATTGGCCGAAGTGGTCCATAGGTGTGAGTAGTGGGTGGGGAGTTAGGCGTAGGCGGCCTCAATGGCTGCGTTGCAGTGGGAGCAGCGGAGCTCGGGGTCCTCGTAGTTGATGGCCAGGGCCTGGACGCACCAGCCGTCAGAGCCGGTGGTGGTGGCAATCCAGCGGCGCTCGGTTCCGGCGCAGTGGCGGCAGAGAATGCCGCCGTCATCAAGGAGTGCGAAGAGGGGATAGCCGCCGGGCCAGGCAAAGCCCTGCCTATGCAGCTGGCTGGCCAGGCGCAGGGAGCGTGACTGAGTGGTCATGGGCGGCGCGGCGGAGAGAGGCGTGGATATTGCGCTCGGACCTGGCCGATCGCTTGCGGCCGAAAGGGACGATGGTGCGCCCGCCATCGGGGTGACGGGCATGCCAGTGCTTGCGGCCGGGCGTGAGCTGGAAGCCCAGCTCGATCGCGTATCTGAGGCAGGGATCTTTGCGGAACAGTGGATTGGTCATGAGTAATTCATGGCCTTTTCGTCGTTGTCACTGAGGGTGACGCCGCGTTCCTTGAGCCAGGGGATCATGCAGGTGACGACGATCTTCTGAGCTTCCATAGGGCGGGGCTTCTCGGCCGTGCCGATCAGCTTGCAGGTGAGATTGAAGGCACGGGAGGCCTGTTCAATCAGCATCAGCAGGTCGATGTCGATGTTGTGCTCAGCGGCACGGGCTTCGGCGTTGCGCTTGCGGACCGTGGCCGGCCTGACGCCGCGATTGGGGATCACGGCAGTGCGATGGGCGACTGCCGTCATGGCCTGCGGGTCGGCGGACTCGAGGGCAGCGAGATGGTCAGGATCGGACCAGCCTTCCTCTCGAGCAGGGATCGCAGGATCCGCCAGTTCCGGTTCGTCAAAGTCAAGTTTGAGAACAGAAGCCTTGAGGTCTGTGTCGAACGTGAGGCAGCTGTCATCGAAGACGAAGCCCTTCTTGACGATGTCACGGATGGAGTCAGGGACGAGTGCTGCGCATTCGCCGCCGTTGGCAAGCTTCTTGTTGAAGTAGAAGTAGTAGTAGCCGCGGTGCTCGGTCTTGGTGCTGGGCTTGGGGTCTGAGGTGGTGATACGGACGGCCATGAGTGGTTGGCTGGTGTGCGAAAGGACTGGATGGGGCTCACCGGGGCGTGACGTCGAAGAAGCGGGAGCCGGGACCGAAGTCACGAACGATCTCCGGCCAGGTGTCGTAGATCTTGCGGGCGTTGTTGCCGTCCGCTCTTGAGAGAGCAGCGGCCAGGCTGGAGACAAAGCCGCCGCCGTGTTGCCGCATGGCGTCCACGGTGCGGCCCCGGTAGGCGTAGAAGGTCTCGAAGTCGGCGATGGCGATGGAGGTGGTGATCATTTGATGGTCCAGTTCGTGCGTTGAACGATGCGAGCGCCGGCGATCTCTTGGCCTCCCTTAAGGGCGGCCTTGATCGCGGTCTTGTCGGGGGAGCGGGTGGTCTTGCTTTTGAAGAGGTCGTCAGGGAGGAGGTCTTCGTCCTCGATCTCGACGGCCTCACTGCGGCGGGAGCGCAGTTCGTGGGTGGGCAGGGAGAAGCGGTTCGCCTCGGGCTGCAAGGTGGTGAGGACCTTGAGCATGTAGTCGGTGAGCGACTGGGCGCGCTTCTCGTCGGCTGCGGCCAGTTCCGCTAGGCGCTGGGACTGGTCCTTGCGGAATTTGGCGACCGCTTGCAGGTGATCGATGTAGCGGCAGATGTTGTCGGCCTTGGACTCGAGTAGAGCCGCGGTGTGGGCCTGGGCCTCGAGGTACTGCTCGACCAGGCGGATCGCGGTGTCCTCCTGTTCGGGGTCATCCGAGCCGAGGAGCTCAGCGGCAAGAGCCAGTTCGCCGTCGACGTACTGGGCCTGGATGCCGAGGGCGTAGAGAGACTCTGCGCCCTGTGCTCTTGGGTCAGTAGAGCTCGTGTTCGTGGCGTGGGCCGACGTAGTGCTGGATAACGAGCGCTTGCGGCCAGGCGGATGGTTGGCCGGTGCGGAGGTGGTTGACGTAGGTGTTGCGCTCGAGCTGGCTGCTGAAGTCACAGCGCCAGCAGAGTGTGGTGTCAGTGTCATAGACGTAGACGGAGAAGCGGTGGTCAGTGGTGACGCGGCACAGCAGATAGCGCTGCCCGCGATCGCTTGAGGTGGCGGTCAAAGGACGCCAGTTGCCGCTTGATTGCCTGGACGGAGCGGCGGTCCTGAGAGGGGCAGCCTGCGCTGAGGGCGCGTTGCGCTTCAAGCAGGAGTTCCGCAGTCGCATCACGGAGGCGAACCAGCGGAAGCAGGCGTGAATCGATGGCATCTCGCATGCTGCAAGCCGTAGCTTGCGCATTGTGGCCGGAAAATCCAGAAAGGGAAGCCCCGGCAGGCGGATTGCTCGCCGGGGCGGGGAGATCAGGCCGCGATGATGGCCTTGGCGTCAGCGGTTACGGACTCGGTTGCGGTCTCGGCAGCGGCCAGGCCGTGCTTGACCGCCTTGGTGTAGAGGGTCTTGGTGTAGACCTCCTTGGCCGAGATCGCGTAGACGCCGGTGGGCGAGGAGACGATCTTGCCGAAGTACAGAGCGCCGGTTTCAGGGCACTCGAACGTGTCGGCGGGGTTGTCCTTGCCGGCCATCTCGGTGAGGTGGTCGGACTTGAAGCCGGCGTTGATGGCGGTCTCACGGCGAGCCATGCCGCCGTTGCGGTTAGAGACCCAGGCCAGTTCGGCGTGGGTCCAGTTGCTGCCGGAGTAGAGGCGAGCGGAGATAGGGCCGAGGTTGAGTTCCATGGTGGGTTGCGAAAGTGATGTGAAACGAAGCAGGCCCCTTACATGCACTGCTGTAAGAGGCCACAAAACAAGCAATTAGAATGCAAACAACGCAGTACGAGTCGTTCCGCGATGCTTCGCGACATTGGCGCAAAGATCCAGGGCCTTGATGAGCGCGTGCGCCAGTCAATGGCCGAGCGTGCAATGGATGCCCGCTCCCAGCAATTGCAATCGATTCGCGATGATCTGTCGGGGCGGATGGGAGTCAAGAACCCTGACGTTGCCAGCGTGAGTGCTGCAATTGCAGATCGACTGCAAGGCTCTCCGGAGGATTACATCAAGGTGCTGCAGAGCCGGGCACGGGGTGCCCAGCCTGGGCGGGAAGCCCTGTATCAGCAGGCGGCTGCGGCAGAGAAGCCTGGCCTGGGAGTTCGGCTCAACGACATGCTGTCGGGAACAGATGCCATGAGCCGTGCTGGTCAGGTGGCGACTTACGGCGCCATCGGCGGCGGCACGGTTGCCGGCCTGACCGCTGCCGGTCAGGGCCTGATGGCTCTGATGGAGTATCTGCAGCAAGGCCAGCAGGCTGAGGACGAGCGTCAGGCACCGCTGGCCTGATGTGGAATTGCCGCAGCGCTGGGAATGTGAGCTGTGGGTCCGGATCAAGGCCGCCTTGGAAGCAGGTGGCCGTACCCGGACGTCCCATTACGTCATGGCGGAAGAAGCAGTCCGCCTTTGCAAGCTGAAAAGTCATGGATAACGACTTTCCGATGCTTGCTGGTGCCCGGCTGGGGCTAGATCCGATGGATATTCGGAAGGGGCTGAGCAATGGGTCACTGGATGGATTGAAGCTGTCGGCTGGGGTTGGGCCGTTGTGGCCAGGAAACCCGATGGCGCCAGAGGGCAGTGAGCCGCACTTCACGGTGAGTGGCGGGTATCAGCCGGAAGTGGCGTTCGGGGTCTAGTCGGTAACAGGCCCCATCAGGCGCCGGAAGTCAGCCGTGAGCTGGGCGCAGCTGCTGACGGAGTCTTCGATGTCGAGGAGGACGCGGGCCTCTGCTGCGAGGCTGAGATTGGAGTCGAGCGCCAGGGTGCCGACGATGAAGCGGCGCTCTAGGGATTTGTCGTCGCCGTGGAGGTTGGCAGTGGTCATGGGTGGTCGTCTTGATAGCGGATTAGGACGGTGCCGAAGTAGCCGCCGAAGTCTTCGTCGATGTCGGGCTTGATGTAGGACAGGAAACCGTCTTCGGTTGGCTCTTGTTCCTGTTCTAAGCAGTATTCGAGATACAGAGCGGGCGTGTAGGTGAGGGTCTGGGTGGCCTGGACCTCAGAGATGTTGAAGGTCATGCGTCGGGTGCGGGGGCGCAGGTAGTGAGCGATGTCATGGCAGGTCTTGGGTGTAGGAGATGGGCAGTCCGGTGTGGCGAGCAAAGGCCTTGAGCGAACGTGGGCCATTGCCGCCGATGTGCCACCAGTAGTCGGCCTTGGGCGTGGCGGCCTCCTTCCAGTCGTAGACATGAAAGGAGGTGCCATCGGCGCAGCGAAAAGCCCACTCGACGGTGACTTTGCCGTCGATGTCGTGGTGGTGCGGCAGGCCGAGGCTGGCGATCAGGGTGGCGTAGGTGGTGCGGCAGTACCCCACCAGCGAGCCGGTGGGATAGTCCGCGGGTCCGGTGACTGCCAGGGGGTGGAGGTTGGTTGTATTCATGGTCATGCGTCAGGTGCGGAGGTGCAGGTGGCGGGGGATTCGCGGAAGTTGACGAGGTAATGCACTGGCAATGCAGAAAAAGAAGCCCTGCTAGCGGGGTGCTGGCAGGGCGGGGATCAGAAGGCAGGAGCGGGCCATGCGTAGCGCTCCTCGAGGGTGCGCTCGTAGATGGCCTCCAGGACTTCGATGCGTTCGTCGTCGAGTTCGTCGCTGAGGTCTTCGTCGGAGGTGACAATGACCTCGCCGGGGAACAGCTGCTCGAGAACCAGGCCGATGGGCTCGAGCTGGTCGGGGGTGCCGCGCACGGAGAGGCGGACGCGACGATCAGGGCGGTACTGAGTGAGAACCATGTGCTTAATGAGAATAGTTTGCAGTAAGGAGCAGATCAGGCGGTGAGGCCGGCGACGGCGCGGGGCTTCGCCTTAGGAGCGGCGGTCCGGGCCTTGGTCTTGGCAGTGCTGACGCGCTGCGGGCGCGCGGGCTGGCATTCGATGACCAGGGTCTCGAGCTGGGTGGGTACGGTGCTTTCCCGTACTGGAGTCCTGGGCTCGGAGAAAAGGTCTTCGATGCCGGGGAAGAAGGTCTTCAGGCCAGGCCAGAGCAGGCGCTGCCAGAAGACGATGGCTATTGCTGCGGTCCAGGCCGCGATGGTGATGATGGTGTTGCGCATGGTGGTTGCGAAAGAACGAAGGAAGGTGCGCCCCATGCACGGCTGCAGGGGCGCAGTAAAAAACCCCACCCGGCAGGCCGAGTGGGGTACGAGGTGGGATGGGGTCTGGCGACTAGCAGCAGAGCCAGATGGGCATACCCAGCTGGGCTTTGCCGGCCTCCTGGCAGTTGAGCATGTCAGGCGGGAGCCAGGCTGCGACTTGGTAGCAGCGGCTCTGGGCCAGGGCGGTCGAGGGCGCTAGTGCCAGTAGGGCAAGGAGCGGGAAGAGGTAGCGCATGGGAGCGTGAGTAGAGAAGGAAGGGTAGGACAGCGGAATTTCTTGCGATTGGAGGGTATAAGCAGGGCTGCCTGGCCTAGTAAGAGTTGACAGGCAGGATGCCCTGCTGGGCCATGTCATAGATGAAGTCACTGACCTGGTCCCAGAGTGGATCCAGCGTGAAGTTGTAGTCAGGCTTGCGGCCTGAGAGCGCTAGGGCGTCGCGCAGGGCAATGGCTTCTGCCGGGGTGATCTGCAGGGTGAGTGTCATGACTAGAGAGTCGATGAGCATGGTGTGTGACTGAAAAGCCCCACCCGGCAAGGCGAGTGGGGCGGTGAGCTCAGAAGGCAACTTCTTCGCTGGTGGGCTCGGCGTAGGGCTTGAGGGTCTCGGGCTCAGCTGCGGGAGCTGAATTGAGGACCTCGATGCGCTGAGCGCGGAGTTGTCTGCGGTAGGCGACGGGGTAGCCGCGGTCGTTGCGGGTGATCTCGCCGTAGACGGTCCAGTAGCCGCTGATGGCGACCCTGGCCCATTCGGTGGTGTTCGCGATCTGCTGGATGTCAGTCGCGATGGGAACGCCGTTGTCGGTGGCGATGATCGAGTCGATGGGGAGGTCGACGCGGATGTCCTTGCCAGCGCGGTTGTCGCTGGTGGAGTTGGTGAGGATGGCCGAGATGGTGAACTTGCCGCCATCGGGACGGGAGATGTCCTTCACGGCTTTGAGCATGCCGACGAGTCGGACCATGCCAGCCGTTTTGGGGTCTCCGATTGAGGCGGCGAGTTGGGCTTCGAGCTCATTGATGCGAGCTTCGAGGTCGGCCTTGGTGGCGATTGCCATGGGTGGTGCCGGCGGTGCCGGTGCGAAAGAACCACGCCTCATGTCAGGCAGCGTCAATGCACTGCTGAAAGGAGGCAATAAAAAAGCCCCCACCCGCAAAAGCGAGTGAGGGCGTGTGTGTGCTCGAGCTCAGAAGGGGCAAACGTCCAGCTCGAGCTGGTGTATTGCCGGCCGATTGAGGTTGGCGAGCTCCTGGCACCAGGCGACGTGCCGGCGCTGGAGATCACCGAGCGGGTGGCCGTCCATGATCTGGTCGATCATGGCGTTGAGGTGCTCGCGTGCGACTTCGACCTCCTGGGAGATCTCGCCGTGGAGCTTGCGGCCGTCGTCGGTGAGCGTGACGCCAGCGCGCGCCAGGAGGCGAAGTTGCTGGCTGAGACGGTAGAGCTTGCCTTCCGTCATGGTGGTAACCGGGGATCCCGGGGCGAAAGAACCACGTGCCGTCAGTCAGGTAGCGCGAATGCACTGCTGAAAGAGGGCAATAAAAAAGCCCCCACCCCGGGTGAGCGGAGTGAGGGCGAGGGCGTGGTTAGCGAAAGAGGTGTGGTGTCTTGACGGGGTTGATGAGGGTGAGGCCGTAGAGAGCGAAGCCGACTGCGATACCGGCGCCGCCAATGAGGCCATGGGCGCCGAAGAGCAGATAGCCAATGCCGCCATAAATGAGGCAGCCGAGGGCGAGTCCACCGAGGGAGCCGAGGGCGTAGCCGAACCATGTGGGAATGGTCATCGGAGTGAGGCAGCGCCAATGCACTGCTGTTGGAGGTCAATAGAAAAGCCCCCACCCCGGGCAAGCGGAGTGAGGGCTGGAACCCACAAGGAGAAGTTAACGAGTTGCCAGATAGGTCCGGCAGAACTCGAGGTGGGCGGCGTGCTGGTGGACGGGCCAATGCTGCTGGGCGCATTGGGTGCGGGTGGCGGTGTCGAGCTGAGCGACTGCCGAGTGGATGCCGGTGATGACGAGAACCGGGGTGGCGATGAGGAATGCGAGGAGAGCGCGTGTCATCGGAGTCAGGCAGCGCGTATGCACTGCTGTTGAGGATCACACTCCTGAACCCACCCCCGTTAACGCGCGCGGCGTGTACCCTTGGCGTGATTTAACAGCGGGGCAGGGTCCAAGCACGGCGCGACGCGAGCGTGTAGAAGCGCTGGTGGCAGAGCAGACGCGGGGTGGAGCGTGTCGTGGTGAGCAACCTCCAGCGGAGCGAGAGTGGAGTCGTGGAGAATGTGCGGAGAGTAAAACAGAGAGCACAATAGAAGCATTGGTCAACACCGTAACGCGTTAGAATAGGAGCACGAAGAGAGCAGCGCACCCCTCAAACCCACGGTGGGCATTGAGTTTGGCGCCGAGAGTGAGAGAGCGAGCGGGGGCACGGGAGAGCGCGAGGCTCGTAGTTACGCGTGCGTGCGTAGCGTGTCAGATGCGCGTGCTGTTGTATAGCAAGCGATTGCATGTGCAGTTGCGTGTGAAAGCTTAAGAAGCGTGCGCGTGTGGAAGCGGTAGAGCGCGTTGCATTTGAGTGTGCAACTGTAAGCAGCGGTTGTTCATATGTACCGTTGCTGTACCGTTGCCCTGCGTTCGCTTGCTGCTGCTCGCTTCTGCTACTACAAGGGCGCGCGCGTCTACTTCTTTTTTTTGTTTGGGCGCAGACGCAACCTGACGGGGGTGTTTGATGTGCACCGCGCGGCGCAGCAAAAAATTAGAGCTCTCCAGGGGAGCGGCCTTGCTTTAGCGCGACGCTTCCTCGTGTGAAATTTTGGCGTTTTACACGGCACGGAAAACACATCCCGCGCGGGTGCGACGCATGAGTCTCGATAGACTTGTCTGACGTACTGAATACCGGCTTGCGGTATGGCACCTCGGGACCCCGCTGATTTATATCGTCAGCTGGTTGGGTTGGAAACACCACAACCCGCAAATATCGTGGGTTTGCCTGCACCCAACGAGCCAAATAATTACTACGTCACCCCGCGCGGCTACGAGACGCTGATCGCTGGCACGTCGTACACCGACGAGGACGGGCGCCGTGCTGGTTACCGGCCCGAATCTCGCCTGGACAGCTTGGACCGCCTGAAGCGCTTGAGCAATTGGGCTGACACCGAGCGCCCTGGCCCGGCTCGGGAAGCCGATCGCGCTGCCACAAAAGCAGAGGCTCTCCTGCAGCGCGTTCTCGGCAACCGCGGGGGCGTAGTGCGCGACGCGGAAATCTCCGACCTCGAGGCGGCTGCGAATGCCCTCCTGGGCGAGGAACCGATTAGCGCACGCACGGTCGACGAATCCGTGAGCGCTAATGAGGAGAAGGGGACGTTTACTTCCGAGGACCCGACTGAATACGCGCCGCGCAAGCAGATCTCCGCGGACATCAACCCGTACTACAACGTCGAAGTTCCGGCTCGCGTGGCACGAGCGGGCGGCCGTAGTGGCAGCTGGACGACCGAAACAGCCCAAGGGTTCCGCCCGGCAACCGTACGAATCGACCCCTCGCAGGTTGTCGACTCCGAAGTCCTGAACCGCCGCAAGGGACGTGACGGCTCGTTCACTGGCGAGTCGGACAACACCGCGTCATTCCAGCGCGAACGACCCATCACTATTGGCGACCTCGTTAAAGAGGCCATGAACGAAGAGCGCACGCCAGTGATCACGGCTAGCGCCCTGGAGGCTGCCCGTTCCGCTGGTCGCGCGCGTTCGCTCCCGGCTGGCGAGCGAGACCGGAACTTGGTTGGCTACATGCGCCCACCGGGCTCGGATGGCGAGGTGCCTGTTTACGCCGTCACCGATGCAGAAGGCGATCGCAAGGTCACGGAGGTGACCCGCCCCGACCCGAAAGACCCATTGCGCAAGGTAGTTACCGAGCTGGAGCAGTATTTCCGTGTCGGCGGCCCCTATAACCGCGACAGCACCGCGATTCGCGAGCAGATCGCCCCGACGCTGGGGGTCACGGCAGACGGCCAGTACGGCCCTGCGCCGGTCCTGGGTAACCAGTGGGACCGCACGTACGCCGAAAAGACGTTCCAAAGCCCGAAATTTGAGGGTTTTCTGCGTGAACTGGCTGGCGGATCCTTCATGCAGGAGCCCGACGAGGCAGCGTCCTCGTACAAGTTGCTCGCCAAAGCGCTGATCACCGGCGAGTTGGAGGTTCCTGGCCAAAAACCAGGCACCACCCAGGCGATTCCCGTGGATCGCGAGGCGCTTTTGGCGCTGAAATCGGACGATGGACGCCCCCTGTTCGCCCCTGGTACCAACGCGCGCACCCTGCTGGGTCAGGCGGTGTCAGAACTGCGCGGTGGGCGCGAAGTGGACCTCTTCTCCGAGGCCTCAATCGGTGAATTGGGCAGTGATTTGGCCTCCGTGCAGCGCGGAGAAGGCTCAATCCTGGATCTGATTCGCCAAATCCAGGGCAACAGCAGTGGTCAGGGCGTCGAGGCTGCGGCCGGTGAGCTGTTTGGCTTCGAGGGCGGTGATTCGGATGCAGCAGGCGCTCTGCCGCAGGGCCGCTATGGCGACTTTGGGGATGCTCCGGGTGGTGTATCTGTCAAATCCGCCCCCGCTGGGCCTGTTGACGTGCTGGATCGGGCCGCCATTGCTCTCACGGGTGATGTGAGCCAGGGTCTGTACCTGGCCGACGTTGCTCGCCGGAGTTCGGCGCCGGGCCGCAGCAGTGGTACCAACGCTTACGGCACCACGGTGGGTCCCGTGAAGGAGACTCCCGCCCGTGACCCCATGGCCACGCTGCTGGAGCTGACTGGCAAGCGCGCGCCTGTCGAGACGACGCCCGGCCCTCAGCAAATTCGCCGCAAATATCAGAACGACTTCGAGTCGATCAGCGGCACAGGGCGTCACGTTCGTGGCCAGCGCGGCTACAACATGATGGCCGAGGGTCTCGGAGCCAGTGTTGGCTCGCCCGCGCAGGAAAAAGCCATGGCTCTCCTGGCTGGACGCCTCTCTGCTCAGCGCGAGTCGCAGCGCTATGAGGCTCAGGCCACCGCTGAGGCTGCGTCTGCCGCACCCGTAGCCGCCGCAACCAACACAGTGACCAGCTCGATGCTCAATGCACCGGCTTCCCCAGCGACGGACCCCGAGGCAATGGAGCGCCAGGCTGGCATCGAGCGACTGCAGCTCCGCCGCCAGGGATACACCGGTGGGATCGCTGATCGCTTCGTTGCAAACTTCGGCCGGCGGGGATGAGCGAAGGGAAACGTGAAAAGGCCCGAAGCCTCGCGACGGCCTTTCAGAAAATGAGTAAGCCTGCCGGCAAGGGCGGCACAGGTGGGACATTCAGTGCGGCCGCAACCAAGGCTGGCCATGCGGACAGTCCCGAGGGCCGCAAGGAGTTCGCCGACAAAGTCTTGAGCAGCCCTAAGGACTACTCGGACAAGATGGTGAAGAAAGCAAACTTCTACCGGAATGTGATCGCTAAATAGCGTCGTTAGACTGAGCCGTATCGGTACGACTGCTCTGTGGCGTTCAGATACGACGGCAAGGATATCGTCACCGCCTTGGGGCAAGGGGTGGAAAATAAGCTGACCCGGTCTGAAGCTCCGGTCACCTTCGGCTACGAGGCCGGCACTCCGATTCGCTTTGCCGGGAAAGAGCTCAAGGACAACATTGGGATGGTCGGCGACTTCGGATCCAGTACCAAAGACCCGAATATGAGGGGGTACTACAAGGATTGGACTGGCTATTGGTCTAGCGGTCCTTTCGGTCCCGCTTCACCGGAAGAAGGAGGGATGGCGTAATGGCTAACTCGCGCATGGCCATGGGTCTGGCGAAGCTCGGCGACCTGCTCAAGGACATCCTTCCGCAAAGCAAAGGCGAGCTGGCCCTGCGACTGGGTCCCGAGGCAGGTTTCGCGCTGATCAGTGCAGGCATGGCCCCGGAGGGGACCCCGCTGAGCGATCGGATTGCTCTGGCTGCAGAAGACATGCTGATCGGTGCCGGCAGCTCAGTCCTGGGTAGTGCGGCTGGTCGAGGCGTAGGCGAGGCCCTGTACCCCGCGAGCAAGTACCTCAAGGATCCAGCCGAGCGCGCCCAGAAGCTGTCCCATGCGATGACCGCTGGCGACATTCTTGCCGCGCCCCTGCCGATGTTTGCGCCGAGGCCCATTGCCACAGGCGTGTACGAGCGCGCGATGGAAGGGCAAAGCAAGCAGGAGCAGGAGCAGCTGCTGGCCCAGGAAGAGGAGCGGCTGATGCAAGAAGCGCTGCTTAATTCCCTGTTGACCGGTGGGGGAGCGTTGTTGACCTGATGGCTGAGTTCTCGCGCGATGCACTGCTGTACGGGCTGGAGCGATCTGCTGTAGCCCTGCCCGGCACGGCCCAAGCTCAGATCCGCCGACGACTGGGCGATGAGTACGAGGGCACGCCTGTTGAGCAGATGCTCCAGGGCTCGCAGCTCCTGAATTACGCCCGCCAGCGCCTGCCGGAGAATCTCGCCGCTACACAGGTCGGGCAGAAGCTTGTGGGCATGCTGCCGGAGGATGCCAGGAAAGCGCGAGCGGCCATCGGCTCTGTACCTCTCGGCGGTATCAGCGAGGAGGAAATCCAGCGCCTGGATGCTTACCGAGATGGGAACCCCTCACTCGGAATGGAGGGCGATCCGGAGGTCCAGCGCAACACGGTTCGCGTCGGCAAGTTCCCTGTGCCCGGTGGCGAGGTGCCGACCGGTGACAGCTTCAGGGCCGCCGCCACTCAAGCCGCAGGGGTCGGGCTGGCAGACCTGGCATCCGATGGCCTGCGCAACATCTGGTGGTTCCTGAATGCCCCGCAGGCATTGACGCAGCTGGCCATACTGCAGGGCACGCAGAACGCGGCGCAGGAGTACCAGGCCCTCGGGCGCCAGGCTCCCCTGATCAAGAACCGCACAGTGCGGATGGCGACCACCCTGCCTGCGCTGATCGGCGTGTCGATGGCCGTTGGCAATGCGTACCGGCAGCCCGGCTTCAAGGCAGTGGTGCCGAGTGAAATGGATCCAACGCAGACTGCGGATCCCCTGGCCGAGATGGGCTCGCGCTATTTCCTGGGCCGGAGTGGCGCACTCTTGCCGTACGAGGAATTCGTCAAGGAGCGGCCCGACGTCACCAAGGGTGAGTACGAAGCGTACAAGTCGTATCTGTTCGGTAATGCATTACCACTGAAGGCCACAGCGGAGGGAATCCATGGGCCCGAGGTGACCTTCCTGGGCAAGAGCATCCCGCTCGCCACCGGCATCCTGCCTGCAGTGGCAGCGGTGATTGGCGGCCGCGTCGGTGCCCGCAAGGCTGGAGCACGACTGGCCGGGAAAGGAGACCTGCAGGAAGCCGCAGGCCTTCGGGAGACATGGGTCGAAATGAAGCGAGAAGCGGGCAACCCGGATTCGGATATTGGACCGGCAGACATCGCAGATGCGTACAACCGCTACGAAGACCTGCAGATGAAGAATGAGCGAGAAGTTGCGCTGCAGACGATTCTCTACAGCAGTCTGGGCATGGGCGGAACTGCGATTGCGGGGCACACCTTAGAATCGATTCGTCGGGCTCTCAAAGGGAAAGCACCCGTTGAAGAGCCGTTGGAGGAGCTGCCTTCTCTACCTGCGGTGAGTTGACGATGGCATTCGGATCTTTCTCTGGGATGGATGGCTTGGAGGGCGGCTTCGAGCCATCCCGGGAAGGTGCCGACGCGCTGGGTGGCGTAGCTGCAAAGAAGTACGACACCAGTGCGCAGCTGGTGGGTAATAGCCTGGCCTCTCAAGCCCACCTGCGCGCTCAGAAGTATCTGGCTGATTCACAGGTTGAGGCCGCTCAGATCCGGGCTGATGCAGCCAAGAATCCCCTGGGAGAGATCCTGACCCTCGTAGGCAAAGTAGGCGGCGCCGCCGCTGGGAATCCCGGCTTGTTTATCTAGGGAAGCGAACACTGCGATCTACTTAGAATCAAAGTAGAAACCCTTGTGGCAGGGGATGGATAGTTACACCCGCGCTTACCTGAACGTCCCCGGCAGTAGGGAGCCTCAACCGGCGCCCTCTGCTGATGTGACGCCTCTCCTGGCTGAGGCGATTCCGTACAAGGTTCCCTTTGGCGATCGCTTTCGGATGGCCGCCGACAAGCCTCTGGAAGCCATGGGCCTTGCCAAAGACGGCAGGCTGCGCATGGGACGGGTTGCTGGGCTGGGGTCCATCCTCACGCTCCTGTCTGCTGCTAGCGAGCTGAATGACCCCACGGAGTCCGCGGGCCGCAATATCGCGCAGGCCAGTGGTAGTGCCTTGGGCGGATTGGGTGGCGGAGCAGGCGGGGCAGTCCTGGGCACCCTTCTCACCGCAGGTAATCCGCTGGGTGGGCTTGTCGGCGCCGCCATCGGCAATGCACTGGGTGGCGGCGCTGGTAAGAGCCTGGCCACGCTTGCGGCCGACCTCGCCGAGGGTTCCCCCGAAGACCGGGCTATCCGCAACATGCAGAAGCAGGCACGAGCCGCGGCAGAGGCAGAAGCTGAGCGGGCCCGGATCTTGATGCCGCTCCAGGATCAGGCCGCCCAGGTGGCACTCCGCAACGAGGAAGCTCGCCAGAAGATGCTCTCTGGCATTGCCGCCGAGCAGATGCTGCAACGCGCCATGGCGGAGGGCCTGCTTGCCCAGCAGCAGTCCGGAGCCCAGCAGCAGCTAGCCATGACCAACGCCATCCTTGGAGGCATGGCCTGAGATGGCATCCGTCAACCTCGAAGAATTAGCACTGATCCCTGGCTTTGGGAACGTCCTAAGCAACATCGGGACACAGGCACTGGGGAAGATCCCCGGGGAGAAGGCTGCATCGCAAGCTGAACTGGCTGCGGCTGCCCTGCGTGAAGTGGGCGCAAACGAGCGGCTTCGGCAGAACCTGGAGGCGACTGCGGCCGAGAATGCGCTGGTCAGGGCCGCGAATCGGCGCTCTGGGGCCATGCGAATGGCGGGTGAGCTCCTGGCAATGTCACTTCCGAGCAGTGCTGCAGTTGGCGTTCAGGCAGGGGATCCGCTCGCGCTCCTGAATGCTCTCGGCGACTTCAGCCAAGCAGAGCGCAACCGCAGGGGATCGAACTTGCTGAGAAGCAATAGTTTCGTATCCGAGGCACTCAAGGGATTGGGCTGAGGAGATTCTCTAGGATGGGGCAAGTAAGGCTCCCTCGGGAGTAGCGATGGCTGCCTCTAATCTGCTAGACGGGTTTCAAACTAGCGCTTACAACACCGCTTTCAAGCTTTTCACCGGCCTGCCGGTGCCTGGCAGCGCGGAGGACAAGCAGAAGAAGCTCGAGAATGCGCGACTGGATGCAAGCCTGCGTGCCGAGCTGAATCCCAAGCAGGGTGAGACCCCGGAGGATCATCGCCGGCGCCTTGAGGGCCTGAACAACCTGCTGCTGAAGCAGCAGCGCCAGCAAGGCCAGCTGCGCCTGGAGCTCGGTGGCGGCCCCGGCACGACCAGCGATCTGGACATCAGGCAGCGTCTGGAGCGGCTTGGGATTGAAAGGGAATCTGCACGCACGGAGAACCAGAAAGACCTACTGGGTGCGCAGAGCCAGGCCAAGCTTCAACTGCTGGGCCCTGTCCTGGAGCAGGAGCGTTATCTGGCAGACCACGTAGACGCGGGCGCCAGGCGAGATGTTCTGGAGTTCTTGGCGAAGACTCAGGACAAGAATCTGGCCGCGCAAGCCGAAGCCCGCCGCCCCAACCTCAGCAATATCGGCGCACTGCTGGGGAGCCTCGGCCTAGCTGCTGCATCTCTGTTCGGTTGATCAGGAGGAACCATGGCATCGTTTGCAAGCAAAGTTCGCGGCAACGCTGATTACAAAGCCGCAGCCAAGGCGCTGGACCTGAAGCCAAAGCAGGTCAAATCCCAGGAGGCGTATCAGCGAGTCAAGGCGTACGCAAAAGAAAACAAGCCCGCACAGGCGCCTACTACCAGTAGCGCACCGGCGGTCGCACCAGGCCGGGTAGGGGGTGGCGATCAATACAGTCCTGCGACCCCAGGGGGCAGTTACGTCAACGCCGGGGTGGGCATCATCGGGGATCTACTGGGCAAGTTCGGCAACAACGAAACCCTGGCTGGACTTGGCGTTGGTTCTCTCTTCGATATCGGCAAAACCCAGGCCAATACGGGCATGGCGATTGCCTATAACGATGCCTTCCTCGGCTCGCTTGGCAACTTCCAGAGCGGCCAGGAGAACCTGAAAACCGCCAACACGATGAAGCTGCTGGGCGTCGAGGGCAGCATCGCTCGAGACTCTCTCGCTCAGCAGGGGGAGGAGCAGCGCGCTGGTATTCGGGAGACTGGCAATCAGGCGCGCCTGGGCTATGTCACGCAGGGCGAGCAGCAGCGACTGGGCCTTCAGGAGCAGGGTCGTCAGGAGCGTGAAACACTGGGGCAAAAGGGGCTCGAGGAGAGAAAGATGCGCGCAGATGCCCGAGGCGCGATACGTTCACAGGGTGCACGTTTTTACGGCTAATGGCAGCACTGGGCGAGGGGCCGGTAGCGTTTTTCCTGGCAGCGCTAGACGACGATCGCCGTGAAGGCTTTCTGAACTATGCGGAGAACACCTACTCGATTTACGAGATCTGGGTGTACGCCAGCGTGCTTGGCTACAGCGACAGCTTCACGGCCCTGGAGCGATGGGTCAACAAGCACTACCGCAAGCTGAACAAGCGCGAGCTCCTGCTAGCCGAGGCCTGCAAGCTGGAGGCCGACGTGGACTTCTTGCGGCAACAGGTCCAGGCGGACCTGGTCAAACCGGATGCCGCCGCCAGCCGCATCGCCCACTTGTCGAAGGAACTGCGGGGGCACCTATCCGAGATTGACAAGATGACGCGTGCCACCGATCGCAAGGGCTTGATCCTGGCCGGGGCTGATTCGGTGATGCGCCAACTGCGAACGATCTTCAAGGACAACGAAGACGTCACGACGGCGCTGGATTCAGCGTTCGAGTCTGTGTGGGCGCAACTGGAGAGCGAGAAGTAGGCAGGGAATTCCGCTGCTGGATCCAGCCAACCTCCCTGGGAATAGTGAAAAACAAGTAGATTAAGCGCATGGCAGGCGTATCGATTGCCCTGGCGCGCAAACGCAGTGCGCTCAAGGCGGCTCAAAGCATCAGGAAGCAGCCAGAGGTGGTCGTCGAGGAGCCCGTCCTCCCGCCGCACGTCCTTAAGGCGCGGGAGAACTTCGGCTACTTCTGTGAGCTGATGGGCAAGCCCCCCGCCCGGCACATGAAGGAATGGCATAGGGCCTTCCTGACCGGGCACAGCAATGAGCATCTGCTCGACATCGCGGGCCCCAATACCTGCCTACTCAGCCCCAGAGGCAGCGCCAAAAGCACGGTGCTGGGTCTGCTGCTGGGCTGGCTGATCGGCAGGCACGCCTTGGCCAAGAAGCTGCTGCGCATCCTGTACGTGTCGTACAACGTGGACGTCGCGCGCAACAAGAGTGCGGCCATCAAGAACCTGATCCTCTCCAAGACCTACCAGGAGATCTTTCCGTGCGTGCGGCTGTCCAAGACCAGGACCTCGGACGAACTGTGGGGGATCGACTGGGACTTTGCTGACATCGACGTCCGAGGGGAGGACGCCTTCACGGTCGCCTGCGCTGGCCTGAAGGGAACGATCACCTCCAAGCGGAGCTCGCTGATCGTGGTGGATGACGCGATCAAGAGTGCAGCATCCATCGCCAACCCGGACATCCGCCGGGAGATGGAGAACAACTGGAATGCGGTGATTGTGCCGACCATGTTCCAGGGTGCCCGGGCCATCGCCTTGGGCACGCGTTTCCACTTTGACGACCTGTTCTCGACCATCTACACCGAGAAGAAGGGCTGGAAGACGGTTGTCCAGTCGGCACTGCGCTACGACGAGGACGGCCGCCCCAAGTCCTACTGGCCTGAGATGTGGTCCACCAAGTACCTGCTCAAGCTGCAGAATGACGACCGGATCTCGTTCTCGTACCAGTACCTGAACCAGCCGGTGCGCTCGACGGAGTTGGGCGTCAGTCCGGAGCTGTTTGTACGGGGCGAGGTGCCGGATACCTATGACATGGTCGGTGTCGGGATCGACCTCTCCGCGGGCATGAGCGAGCGGAACGACTGGACCGTGTTCACGCTGGCCGGGCGGGTCGACGACAAGTGCTACATCATCGATTACAGGCGCATGCGCTCGATGGGCAACATCGAAAAGGTCGAGGCGCTGTGCGAGCTGTTGATGGAGTGGAACCTGCTGGCGGTCAACGATGACGGCCAGTACTTCCCGACAGCCTCAGCGGTGACGATCTGGCCTGAGGTCGTGGCCTATCAGAAGAGTTTCGAGGGGGACCTCAAGCGCGTGCTGTTCAACGAATGGCAGCTGTACAACCTGCACATCTCGCCTGTGAAGGGCTTCCGCGGCGACAAGCTCGCACGACTACGCGGCATCCTCGGCCTGTTCCAGGCGAAGAAGATCATCTTCAACAAGTACCGCGATTTCAGCTACATGATCGATGAGATCACGAACTTCGGCCATAGCCCCCATGACGACTGCGCCGACAGCCTCAATATCGTGGTGCAGGGGCTGATGAAGCGCGGAGCTGCGCAAATCGAATGGACCTAAACTAGACCCATGAGCCAACCCAAAACCGAGCGTTTTCGCCGCATTCTGGAGGCCGCGCGCAAGCGTGATGGCACGGCTGGCGTCGACACGATGGTGGTCAACTCGCATCTCTCGCAGATGCGGTTGTTCATGCTGCGCCAGGGACTGGAGTTCTACCCAGCGCAGGACACCTTCGGTTTTCGTAAGAGCTTCCTGGCAGCGCTGATCGAAGAGAACGAGATCGACGCCCGGCTTGAGGGCATCATCGATGACTTCCTGCTGGACGGGAAGGGTCTGTGGTACTTCCGTCCGGTCGGCGACACCTACCGGCTGATGTGGTTCAGCAAGGAGAACTACCGCGCCTACTACGACGCGGCTGGCCAGCTCGAGGAGGTAGAGCTGATCTACAGCTTCACGGTGCGCGACGGCCTGGGGTCCATGGCGGCTATCGCGGGTGGTGATGGCGGATCCCTCCGTTACGTCAAGCTCCAGGTTCGACGCGACACCATCAAGGAGTCGATCACGAACGAGAAGCCCAGCTTTGATGCGGGCATCACGACGCTGAACTACGCGCCCAACTCAACGCGCACACTGAGCAACAGCCTGGGCTTCATCCCGGCCGTTGAGTCGTTCAACAACATGCGCTCCACTGGCATGGATGCCAGCGGCGAGTTTGATTGGCTGAGCGACCACATCGTCACGCACGACGATCTGATCAAGAACATCCGCGCCAATATCACCTTCTACGGCAACCCCACGCTGGTCTCGAGCCGTCCCAAGCAGGATCTGATCGAGTCTGGTGATGGAGAGGAGTTCCGCCCGACCATCAGCTCACAGGCTGGCTTCTATGCGGCGAATCGCCCCTCGACACGCCTGAGTTCCCCGATGGGAGCCGGCGGTGGCGGTGGCGTCAAGGTCCCGCGGATCATCGCCAATATCGAAGCCACGGACCGCGTGGCCTACATCACGCCCGATGCGGTCTCCGGCGACCAGAACCTCTACGCCCGTCAGTACCGCGAGGAACTGCGCAATGCCATGGGCGGCGTCGATGAGCTCGGCATCAGCTCTGGCGCCACGGCATACGAAGTCAAGTCCCTCTACGGCCGAGCTGCGACAACGGCATCGAGGAAGTGCCGGGGTCTGCTCACCTACGGGCTGTGCAAACTGCTCTCACTCGTGCTCTTTAACGAGGAGAAGATCTTCCGGGAATCCTTTGCCGCGGCAATCGGCCTAGAGCGCCCACCAGTTCCCATGCGGGAAGAGTTCCCGGACGCGCAGCAATACCAGGAAGCCGTTGCCGCATTCCGCGATGCTTACCGGCAGTTCGAGGAAGCCTTGGAGGCGCAGATCGGGGAAGCAGTTCAAGCTCGTCAACTACCGCCGGGTGTTGTTGGCTTGATCCCCGATGGCGATCGCAAGATTGATTGGCGCTGGCTCGGCCCCGTCTTCGAGGACTCCACAGAAGATATACTGAACTCAAGCATTGTTGTGCGAAACCTGCAGGAGCTCGGTGTCAACAGCATCGAGGCCCTCAGGTACCTCTTCCCGGATAAAACCGACGAAGAACGCAGTGCAATGCTCAGTGGCTATCCATTCCGAATGGCTCAAGCCACGCAGCAAAGCATTGGAACCTTCCTGTCGCTGATTCAAAACATGCGACAGACCCCGCATCCGCAGGCTCCGGATCTCCCCCTGCTGGCGGACCCCAAGCTCGATCTGACGCCCTATGTCTATCGAGCTCTCGAATTCCTTAAGAGAGAACTGACCTATGCAGGACAGTACAGCGATGGCGACGGCAGTAGCGACCCCGCAGCCCTCGATCCCATCCAGCGTGGCCGCGCCGACCGTGGCCTCCCCATCGATCCAGCAGGCGGCCCCAGCTTCGTACCCGACGGCGCAACCGCAAGCTCCGGCTTACTCCCCGGAAGCTCCGGTTTCGGTGCCCCAGGCGAATCCCTGGCAGGCGGCGTACCAGGGGCTGCTCGCCAGCTTGAGCGCGACGCCTCAATCCCAGTCCCAGGGGTACTCCTCGGCTCCGACCCAACAGGCAGCCCCTTCCCAGGCGGCTTACCTGCAGGCACCGGTGAGCTACCAGGCGGCTCCCTCCGTTACGGCGCCGCTGACCTCAGCGTACCCACAAACAGCGGCCTATTCCCAGGCGATTCCGGCACAGGCTCCGAGCTACAGCAGCGCGCCGAGCGCAGCCGCGAGCGACGAGTATCTGCAAAGCGTCAGCAGCGAAAGTCTTGAGGTTCTGCAGCACTTCGGTGCTGAAGCCCCTGCCCTGCTGAATCGCTACGCCTGCGTGGTCGAGGATGCCCTGCTCGCCCAGGCCCAGCAGACTGCCCAGGCGCTGAGCCAACTGCAGACCATCCACGGTCAACTGCAGAACTCGCACACCGTGATCGAGGCTGCGGCTGAGGACAATGCGGCGTATCACACGCTGCTGACCAACCCCGAGATCCTCGCTGAGTACGTCAACGAGTTCTTCGGTCCTCAGGGCCCCTACCCCACCGAGCTGCCCCAGGATCGCCTGGCCGCCGAAGTCGCCGCCAATGAGCGCCGCTTCGCTCCCGCCCCTGCGACCTATCAGCGCCCTCAGATGGAGATGCCCGCTCCTGACGTGCAGGCCAGCAATGGCGGTGGCGATGACTTCTGGGCCACCTTCTCTGCCCTGAGCGAGCGCAACCCTGCGGCCGCCTGGCAGATGCTGAGCCAAGCCACTCCCGAGGCTCTGCGCAGCAAGGTGCTGGTATCTGAAGGCTGAGCCAGGAGAACGTGATGGCAAATCTGCCGCCCAACCTGCCTGCTCACTTCAACCCGGTGGCTGCGGAATTGAAAGCGGGCCCTGGCCCTGCTCAAGTTCAGCAGTCGCTGCAGCAGGAAGCAACGCGCCAAGGGGTGCGAGAAGAGGCCCGTGAGGCTGCCGCCAATGCGCTCGTTCAGCGAGCCAAGAAGGCAGTGCAACTGGCCGTCGTCCAGCAGGGCAGTGGTGATCCTCGTGACATCCTTCCCGGTCTGACAACGATTGCTGATCGCCCTGAGTTGCTGAATAATATCGGCCTCTGATCAGCCCCGGCTAGATTAGGTCTACTGCGTCAGACGTGAATGCGTTTAGCCGGTAGCCCCGAGCTGTTTGATGCCCTGGTTCGGCAATACGCCGGCCGGGGCATTCCTCGTGGAGCCTCGCAGCATCTGGCAGCCGAAACAGTGACAGGCGGCGAATCAGTCGAGAGCCGGCTGGATGCATTCTTCGGTTTGTATGAGTTGCTGCAGTCGAAGGGCTACAGCGAATCGGCGGCACAGCATCTGGCCGTCGAAATGATGGAAGGGCGCGAGCCCATGGCGCAGTCCACGCGTCGCTACGCAGGAATTTATGGCGATTCACCCGCAGACACTGGGCTTAGCGACTCGCCTGATCGAGGAATTTGAGGGGATCGAACTCGAGGCCTATCTCGATCCCGTCGGCATTCCAACGATCTGCGCCGGACTCACCCGTTATCCGAACGGGGAACCCGTGCGCATGGGTGACCAGTGCGACTACCGAATCTGCAAGGCACATCTTCAGGAACTGCTGAAGACACAGTTCGTGCCAGCGATGGAGTGCATCCCTGGCTGGGATCGACTGGGCCCGCAGCGGCAGTCTGTCTTGCTGAGCTTTGCCTGGAACCTGGGCGCCAAGTTCTACGGAAGTGCAGGATTTGAATCCATCACGCGGGTACTGAAGGAAGGCGCGACAAAGGCCGAGCGTTACCAGCAGATGCCTCAGGCTCTTAGCCTTTATGTCAAGGCAGGGGGTAGAACACTGCCTGGACTGGTTAATCGCCGCCACCGCGAAGGTGAGATCTGGCAACGAGAGGATGACGGCACCATGAAGTTCATCGCCCAGCAGGACACCCTGCTCAAGAAGGCCCCGATCGACAGCCACTACTTGTCAGAAGCTGGCAAGAAGACTGTCGCCAAAGGCGAACTGCTGGCAGTCAGCAAGCTGGATGAGATTCCAAGCGACAGCCATGCATGGGTGACGCTGCATGGATCCGGCGAACGCTGGGTGCTGTTCACGCCGCACTGGCTCGAGGAGCAGGCCAAGCCCGCCCCTGCGGCTTCGGGGGCGATCAACTGGAGTGATTTCGCCTGCCCGGTTGGCAAGTACGTCACGGTCGGTGAGATTCTGCAGTACGACGCTCGCCGGGCCCCGAAGGCCGGCAGTGCGGAGGAGAAAGCGATCATCGAGGTCTGCAAGCAGTTCGATGCGATCCGCACGGCGTGGGCCGGCCCACTGGGCATCACCAGCGGGTACCGCCCTGAACCAATCAATAGTCAGGTGGGTGGAGTGCCGGGCAGCTATCACGTCAAAGGGATGGCCTTAGACATCTATCCCATTGGCGAATCACTGCAGAAGTTCCACGAATGGCTTGTACAGCGATGGAGCGGTGGTTACGGCGATGGTCGCCCGCGTGGATTTATCCACATCGATACTCGCAATAATGGCAAGTTCTTTGCACGGGCCGGAGTCAAGCCTTCTGCAATCTGGGATTACTGAGCTCGTTAGACTTGATCTAACGCATAGACACCTGGCGAGCACAAATGGCCGTCATCGACAAGATCATCCGCAAGGGTATCAACGGAAAACGGGCGATCACGGGCCCCGGCCAGCTGGTTGGACCCAAGGCTGGAGACACGAAGAGCGACTTCTCCCGAATTGGCGGCATCCAGGGCTCGGTCGATCAATACGAGATCACGACCGGAGCTGGCACCAGCGCAGGCGCCTACACCGTCACGCTGCGCCCTTATAGCGAGAATGGCTTCACAGCCTCACATCGTGCGGTGGGAGATATCGCTGTACTACGCCAGGTTGGCGGCGTCGCCACGCCCACTGCCGCGATCACCTGCCTGAGCCGCAAGCAGCCTGCCCGCGGAACAGTAACGGTGGCTCTAGGGCCGTTCACCGTGCTGGCGGGCGATCGCCTCTGGGTTGTGGTCGAGCGAAAGGACCAGTCGACCCTGAAGTATCAGCTCGAAATCGATTTCGTCTGATACCTGCTTTTACTTGCCTTGGCCGCGCTTGAGCTTGCGGCCATGGCTGGCTTTACTGCGGCGACCGTTGCCTTGACGGGTCGTCTTTTCGACCGGCTCCTTGTGGATGGCGCAGGTCGGTGACTTCTTGGGTTTGACCATCAGACCAGACGGATCGCAAGTGCGCCGGCGTTGAATTGGACGGTGTCACCGGCGACCACGTCGACGGAAGTGGTGAGCTGACCGGAAGCCAGGAAGTTGCCGCCAGTGACGGCATCCCACACGCCGAAGTAAGTCACCGTGGCGCCACCGGCCGCGTTGGTGGTGATCTGAACTGAATTATTGTTCGTGATCTGGAATCCGCCACCCGGGGCGGAGCCGACAGTGCTGAAGGTAGAGGTCGTCACACTGGTGCGGTTGGCGCTACCAGTAATCGTGGACTGGACGTTGTTGCTAGTCCCAGCGGTACCAGGATCGCCGGAATGGAGGCTGACAAAGACAGTCGACAGTGCCGTGGGGAATGTCGTGCCTTTCACCCAAACCAGGATTTTATCGGCCAGATACTGGGAAAACGCCATGTCCTCGTTGGACCACTCGCGGGCAATGGAATGATTCTAGGAAGAGCGAGTGGCGCCCTATTAGTAACCGTAGCCGCCGCCATACGGCGCTTCGCTGCTGAGTGTTCCTTGAGATTGATCGCCCCCGCTGGCAACTCCGCTGAGCTTCCAGTTCATCATCAGACGGCCTGTAGGCACCATGCTGCCGGTGGCAACCCCGCGCATAATCGAAAGAGTCAGGGTTGGCGTTGCGGTACCCCCTGCAGGGCCTTGCGGCATCTTGATCACGCTGGGCCGCAGAAGGGTCCCCTCCAGTGGAGCACTGCCCTGGGCGGTTGCGATGACCTTGACCAGTGGAATACGACCGCCGGGGACAAAGGCTCCCTGGGCGGCACCACTTAAGAGTGCGTACCGCCCGACGGAGACCGTGATCGCAAAAGGAATGCGCTGCCACTGACTGCTGGCAACTGTGATGTAATAAGTCCCCGCTGGTACGCCCAGTAGGTTCTCGTACGCTTCTGTACCGTAGACGTCGCACTCGGTTGCGTAGCCGCTGGCGTCCAACTGAATTGGCTTGCGCTCGCCATCGAGAATGCCAACACTGAGGAACCGGTCGGTGCTGGCGCCGCTGGCGCGCTTGCGGACACTGAGCTCGACGCGTCGCGGCAGGGACACCTTGAAGAACAGAGTGTTGCTCCCGGCTTCTGATCCAATTTCGCCAGCGAGGTCCGCAACCAGGATGTCCGTCTGGCCGAGGTCGCGCGACTTGCTGATGGAGTTGTATTGGACGTAGTACGGCCTCAAGAAAGAGGGCAGTGTTGTATCACTGCCGCCGTAGCTGGTGCGGATGTCTTCGTAAGCTCGGGTCTGGGTTAGTGCCATCAGAGTTCATAGATGCGGCACTCGTCGGCCCAGGGATTCTCTTGGCAGAAGTTCAGGAACTTGCGCCGCATGCCGGAATCGAGTGGATCGGCGGCCTGCTCAGCTCCTGCGCCGGGTAGGTCGCAACCGGTTTGCTGATCGTCGGGGACTCCTTGCTGAGCCATATAATGCCCACCAGAGATGCTGCAATGCTACTCAATACGCGAATAGCGAATATCTGGCAGTTATTGGGAATGCAAGTGCCAGGCGCCGCCGCACGCTGATCAGACGCACGGCGGATCACTCACCAGCTCAGGGAAACGGCAAAAATCCGAGCTCCTGGAGAAGATACCCCTGACGCCGTTCTTCTTCGGGGTTGCTATCGAAATAGCAAAGCCAAGCTAACGCCTCAGAGTTGGCAGCTTGCAGCGGGGGATGAGCTGCCTGAGATCGTGAATGAGGTCATCGGCGTAGATGCCCTGAAACTCGAGGCGCCCCTTTTGCACAAGCGACGGCAGATAGCCCAAGCCCACAACCCAGTCACGTAGATACTGCGTTTCCTCGAGGCTGGCCCAGGACCGCAGAACGACCTTGCGGCGCGAGGCCGTGCCGGTATCGCACCACAGAGCAGCCAGACCCTGCATGCCAGCGATCTGGAGAATCTCAGGCGTCAGGCGGCGTTCATCCCGGAAGAAGAGCAGGTCGTAGACGCGGTACAGATCAGGGCTGTGGACGCGAATCCGCCGGTCGTCATAGAAGCCCTCGGCCTGGACGATGTCCGAGACCGCTTCGAGCTTGCCGTCATGCGCCTTATGGAGCATGCGCAGTTGGTGGTTCAGGTAGGTCAAGTCCGTCTCCCGGCGTTTGATCTCGAGCCACGGCCGCTTCTTCGCCCCCTTGAGGCCAAGGGTCCCCCTCCCCAAGCAGTAGCTCAGTGCGAGCGCTACGAATGAGGCTGACATCCCAGACTTCCTCTTTGAATAAGTGAATGCGACTCGCCGGTGCGTAGGGCAGCAGGGCCTTGCGGATCTTGCTGGCCTCACGCCTTTGGAAGCGCAGGCGAGGCTGGATGTGGGTATCGGCCAGCGTTGCCTCCGCGCCGGTCAAGACTCCAATCCACTGGCAGACCCGCAGGGCCTCATCGAAGGTCCTGCCGACCCGGGCAAGATCGACGTAGCCCTCTGGGTGCAGCCGTGCCCCTTCTGCCCAGAGCCAGGCAGCGGCTTGAGCGCCCAGCATGTCGAGTGCGGTCTGGCTGATCTCACGCTCCCCGGTTGGGTAGAGCAAGTTGTAGACGGGGCGCAGGCGAGTCGATGACACCCGAAAGCGCAGCACCGAGGTGCTCTGGCCGTTGGCGCGCGGCTTGGTTTTGTAGTGAACAATCTGCGCCTGCGTCGGCACAAATTGGCGGAATTCGGCGACCTTCTCCTCGAGAAACGCGGACTCCGCTGCGCCGGCTGTCAGCGTGAGCTGGATATATCCCCCTCCAGGACTGCGATATGGCACCAAACTGCCATCAGCAAGCAACAAGCTGAGCAGGCCCCGGACGTCTGTGGCGTCCAACTTTTTCACACTACGAGACTGTTTTATAGTAAGCCCCAGGAGGCGCCTTGCGTGCCTTCTCGCACACTTGTCGCTCGGACATTTCATCCCATGTGGATTGACAATGACTTTCCGAAGCTGCTAGGTGCCGAGCTCTATCGGCCCCATCCCTCGTACATCGTGGAGATGGCGGTCGAGCCCGTGGTTGTGCACGACTTCGCCAAGCAACCCGGCCAGACTGTTCAGCTTGACCGCTACCGCTTCTGGGGTGCCCCTGGCACCAAGGACAGCCGTGAGCGTACCGCTGATCAGACCCTCGGCACTGCATCTTCGCGCTCGATCGTGAAGGATAAGGTGCTGGTGACTCTCAAGGAGTACACCGGCCCCGCTGATCCGACCGATACTTCCGCCCCCTCCACCTTCAAGGTGGCCCGGGAAACCCTGCTGACTGCCCAGCGCCTGCTGCTGGACACCGGCAACCTGAATGTTTTCCACCAGTCGATCGGTTCGCTGACTCTGCTGGATGACTCGGCCGAAAGGCTTGTGGTCGCCTAGGCGGAAACGCCTAGGGCAACACGGGGTGAATTGCTGGAAGCCCTTCCCGATCACGCCAGCGGTCGGAATAGGTTCAGGAGCTACAACGCAGCCCGGAAGGGCAATCGTGAACGCTTAAAAATCCTGACGCCGCATGGGTAATCAGCAGCCAATCCGGCCAACAAGCCGGAAGGTTCAACGACTAGGTCCCGAGAGGAAACTCGGTAACGGACCCACGAGTGCCCCGCACCTGCACCTTGTCAACTGAAGAAGACCCTGTACTTGCGCTCCAGTCGCAAGCGCTCGGATGTCGTGCCCTCGTAGAGGAGCCCGGCGAAAGCAAGGGCGTTATCGGCGTACCAGCGCAAGACGTGGGTATTCCTGTCTTTACCCACGGAGGTCTCCCGGGGTAGGGCGGGGTCGGCCCACGACTTGAAGCCATATGCGAACGCCTCGCTTGCCGTCGTGAGCTGCGCTGCCAGAGAGCCATTCGGGCGTCGCCCGACTGACCCATCGCCGTCAAATACGCCTCTGGCGTAATGGCGGAGTAGGCGACTCTGTAGCTCGGGCCACGTAATTGTGCGAGATTTCCTGGGAGTGACCCCATGGGCCACGAGATCCGCGGCCATGGCCGGACTCGTGAACTTCACCTGCATTAGCGGTGAGCCTGCTCGAGCCCGAGTGGGAGGGCCGGGGAACCCAACGCTTTGGGCGTATTGCTCCAAGATGCCCTGATCTCTCTCATGCAGAGCAAGGCCAACGCCCCTCAAGGCGCCTTTCTCGGTGACAATCCAGCCATCGGCCGAAAGGAAGCCCAGCCAGTACGCCTTCTCGGGGGTATCAATCTGGCGAAAGAAATCTTCGCGAATCTCGCGGCGATAGCTGACGGCGCGTTGGGCTCCAGGTTTTCGCTCGTAACTGTCGGCGTACCTGCGTCGACCGTGCTTCTGAGCAAACGACCGCACACCAGCGGCTTTGCGATGATGGGTGGCCGCCGTCCTCGACAGGCCATAGAGCTCGCCAATCTCCTTGTCGGAGAGTGAATCGGTCAGCGCGTCAAGCGCCTCGCGCGCCAACGCGTTCAAGGGGGTCTTCAGAAGTTCAAGGATGGTGAAGATATAGTCTAACCTTGCTCGATGACAAAGAGCAAGCGCGAGGATAAAGAGCCTCGCGGCCCTTCGGGGCAGCAGTGACAGGCGCTGGCGTGACCGGGTTTTTGCCGACGAACTCTTCAAAGCTGAAGCCAATGGCGCAGCTGACAGCACCAAGGGTGGTTACTTCTACCCCCTGAAGAAGGCCAAGGCAGCTTCTGCCCCCTTCCTGACCTACGCAGCTGGCGAATCCGCCAAGTTCGATGTCAAGACCGACCTCCTCGAGGTCGTGAAGGACATGCGTAAGCGCAACGTGCCCACCTTCGCCGATGGGTACTACCGCTGCATCGCGGACCCCACCGCAATGATGCACCTGCGTCAGAACGATGCGTTCCGTGAGATCGCTCGTTATGCAGGCAATGGCATGGTCAACCCCATGCAGCCCGAACTGGCCCCCAATGCCAGCTTCTTCCGTGGCATGGGCCCTGCTTACGGTCAAGCCGGCTTCGTGGCAGGCCAGGCCGTGATGCCCTCGGGCTTCCTCTTTGAGGGCGTCCGTTGGTTCGAGAGCACCAACCTACCCGAGAAGAGCCTGCAGGTCACGATCGCTGATGCCTCTATCACCAGCGCCGTGACCACCGCTGCTCCGATGCTGTTCTTCGGTCCTCAGGCCGTGGGCGTTGGCATCGGCGGCAACAACGCTCAGATCTTGTTGAATAATAACGACGATTTCAGTCGCTTTATCATCATGATTTGGTCGCTCTTCGCCGGTTTCGAGATCCTGAACAAGGACTTCGTGACCGTGGCCTACTCGTTCGTGTACTGATAGGAGGTAACGAACTATGGCTAAGAAGATCTACCCCGGCAACTACGTCAACCGCCTGAGCTCCTACCAGGGCCAGCCCGCGGTTTGCCTGCCCGGCCGTGTGTACTACCACATCACTGGCTACGCCCTGGTTAACGCCACCGGCGGCACCAGCTTCGATGTGATCATCCCCTCGCCCGATAAGCGCGGTGATGACAAGGCCCGTGCTGACATCACTGGCCTGACCCTGCCTGCTGGCGCCAACGTCTACTACCTGGGCGTGCGTGTGCCTGACCTGCGTAAGGACCGTGGCGTGGGCACCGCCTTCTCTGGCCTGGTTGGCACCAACACCAACCGGATCAAGCTGGCTGACGCCATCGGCAACGATGATGCGCTGACCGCGACAACTCTGTCGACCAACAGCGCCACCATCGCCGTGGCTAGCGGCACCGTGGCCCCCGTGGCTGCCAGCAAGTCTGTGATCACTCCTGTGGCACTGACTGGCGCCGAAACCCTGAAGGTCTTCGTGACCAGCAGCGCCGGCACCGCAGCCGGCTCGACCCTGACCTCCAGCCTGACTGGTGGCACCCCCATCATCTGCGAGGTGGCTTACTACCTCGACGATGCCGTGGCCGAGCTGAATGACGTGAGCATCCCCTACATCACCGAGTCCTGATCTCTGTGATCTGAGGGTTTGTCCCTACAATGAGGGCGTCTGTTTGAACAGGCGCCCTTTTTTGTCTGTGCGTTATGGCGCTGTACCAGAACACCAAGAACGGTCAGATCGTTGAGTTCATCGCCCACCACGACAAGGACTGGGCCATGATCCGCAATTCCGCTGGCGCGGTGCAGTATCTCGCCCTCGCCGACCTTGTGGCCTACGAGCCTGGCAAGGGGCGTGTTGGCGATGGCCCCAAGCCGCAATCCGCTGAGCAGCCTGCCGATGAGGATGCCGTGCCCGAGAGCGTGATTCCGGTGGACACCCGCCTGAACATCAATACCGCCTCTGCTGAAGCGATTGCGAAAGTCGTCAAGGGCATTGGCTACAGCACCGCCAAGAAGATTGTGGAGCTGCGTCTGAGTCTGTCGGGTGAACGCTTCTCTAATCTTGACCAGCTCAAGCGCATTGGCCGCGTGGATTGGGACGAGGTGATCGGTGCCGATCTGATCTACGTCGGCTGAGAATCCTAGAATCAGTCAAGGTCGGCGGTCAGTCCAATCGAACTCAACGATTACGACAAAAGCCGTTGTCGCTTTCACCTCGGCTACAACGTCGGGGCCAACTTGCCGGCGGGTGACATTGCCCGCCTCGAGGAAGCGATGGCTCGCGTACCCGATAGCTATTTCTATAGCCGGATAATCGAGCATCTGGATCGCTGCGACAAGGCCTACCGGATTTCTCAAATCTTCCGGGTCGAGGATCAGCCCCAGCCGAGCCGCATTGAGCGCATCACTGGGGACACAGATCGCGCGATCTATCAGTCCGATCCGCTCAAGGCGGCCAAGGACTACCGGGAGGTCTACCTGCGGGAAGTGGACCTGCTAGCCGAAACCCTCTACGTGGCGAACTATCGCCGCGAGGAGGTCCGCCGTTACGCCTTTGAGCGTGCTGGCGTGGAATTCATCATGGCCGTCCCGGGCCCAGCAGATACTGCCGTGGGAACTCGCGTCCTTCAGGCAACAGGTTCCATGAACTGGAGGTAAACAGTGGGTTACAAGCTTCCGGACGGTCGCTACGTAGATGACCAGGGGAGAACCCATCGGAACTACAACGACGCTGCCGCATCGGCAAAGACCCGCAGCGCACGGGGTCAGACCGAGCAGATGCTGTCCAGCGCCCGCGCGATTCGTCAGCAGGCGAATGACAATCTCTGGCAGGGACGGGTCAACAAGGGCTTGCTGGGGTGGATCCCCGGCTACAGCGAAGCGCTAGATCAGGGAATGGCTGCCAATGCCAGGCAGATGCAAGCAGCCGACGACGCGATCCGGGCACGGGAAGGACAGCTCGGTATCTACAAGGCCCGGATGGGCGAGGGATCTGCGCCCCCCACGATCGACAGACGGGAGGGATCAGAGAGCAGAGATCCTCGCCCCGCCCCTGGTCTTGGTGCCCCGGCTGCATACGGGGACCCCGCTCAGCGCGCTCGTGACTCAAACCTGACCGCGATGGCGCAGCAGTACGCGCCGCAGAACTATTGGCAAGGCCAGACGGGGGCCGCCCTGGCCGAGGCCGCCAAGACGGGCCCCAAGGCCGGAACAGCCGGTTACGCCCAGCGCGCTGACATCCAGGCATGGATTGCCGCCAACCAGAACGCGCCCAAAGGTGTAGATGGCAAGAACATCGTCGATCGCTTCCTGGAAGAGCAGGGCAAGCGGGGTCTGCTCGATGCACCGGGCGAGGCTGGCACCGCACTGGCCGTCGGTGCGGAGCGCATTGCGATGCCCACCGATGCGGCAAGTGCGGTGCAGGCCGGCATGAAGGGGCTCGTTGGCTACGACGGAACGGCACTTCAGCAAGCGCAGGCTGGGGTGGCCGAGATCCAGGGCCGGGAGAATGCAGCCCTGACGCAGCGCATCTTCCAGCAAGCTGCCGATGGCACCCTGGCGCGCGTGCTGCCGGAATCGATGCAGCCGCAGGTCGACATGGGTGTGAACTGGGCCCAGACGGCCAAGGCGGCCATCACTCCGGCAGCGGGTGCCGAGATGGAAATCGCCGAGCCGTTCAGCAGCCCTGAATTGAACCGGCAGTTCGCCTCCCTGGGTCAGCCTGCAGCCGCCCAGGCAGTTGCGACCGGCACAGGCAGTGGCCCGACTCTGCAGCCGACCAGTGCCGCAGCAGGAGAGGTAGGTGTCGAGCCCTCGCAGCCGGATGCGCCTGGCAACAAGCCCAATCCTGCCGACGAGCTGGCCCGCCGTTACGTCGATGGCCTGCGCACCCGAACCGCTCGCCTGGGTTACTGAGCCATGAACAGCCGTCATCCGCAAGGTCGCTACAACACGGGCGAAGTCCGTGGCGAGACACCGCAGGAAGGCCATTGGTACGAGGACCGGGCCATGGGGCGTGAGATCAGCCGTGATTTCACGGCTGCCTCAGGCATGGTGCCCACTAACCCGAACAACTTCTATGCCGCCAAGGCAAAGCCCTCGGAGTTTCGATACGACGCGATTGCAGATGGCCTGACCACCTACGCCAGCCCCTATGGCGACGGTCGTCAATTCATGCGCCAAGAGGAGCCGACCCTGACAACCCCGCCCCCTGCTGCCAGCCTGGTCGCCGCCGCCGCCCCAACCAAGGGCGCCGCCGACCAACCGCGTACTCCGGGATATGGCTTTGGCGCAGGGAGCCGCTTGGCTCAGATTGATGGCGCCATGCAGAAAAGGCCCTCTGCCCCGGCAGCTGCCGAACCCGCGCAGTCCCTGGGGATGTCGACTGGCGTTTCCCTGGGCAGTGGGCCCAAGCGAAACGTACCAAAGCCTGCCTGATTGTCACGGTTAGACTGCAATGCAGGTCTTGCAGTCTGGCTGACGCCTCGGGGGTAGAGATTGGCAACAAGCTCAAGCAACAAAATGCCCTTGCTGGTCGATCGCCCGTTGCATTCATTTGCAACGATCGGCGGTACGGCTGCTCTGACCACAGCGACGAATTTCAACACACCCAGCGGAGCCGGATGCGCGCTACTGGTTGACTGCAGTTCCAATGATGGCGGCGTCATCGATTCGCTGTCGGTGGTCATCACGGAAGCATCGACAACCGCCAGCACAGTCCTGGTGTTCCTGAGTACGGCTGCAACGACAGCCTCGGTTTCAGCACTGAATACGGCATGCGTCGCCAGCGTTGCAATCCCCGCAGGTAATACCGCAGGCCAGCGCGTCAACATCTCTCTGCCAGCACTATCGGTCCCGGTGCCAAACCTGGCGTCGCCCGCCGCGACCATGGCCACTTATCCAACCGAGACGGACAAGAAAAATACTGGCCTGTACGTACCCTCGACTGCGCTGGTGTACGTGGGAGTGAGTGCAGCGCTGTCGGCTCCCAGTGCGGCAACACGCGTACATGTTTTCGCGCAGGGCGGCTTCTTCTGACCTAGATCATGGCTAAAGACGACAAGAAGGACAACCAAGAGCAGAAGGCGCGAGAGAAAGCGCGGGAGCTGATCCAGGAGGCGGGCAAGAACCTGAGCGCCAAGGAAGCGGAGCGCATTGAGCGCAAGACAGATGTCCCGATTCAGCAGGTTCTGAGAATCGCGGAGCGCCAGGAGGTCAACGTCCCGCAGCGCGTCGAGAATAAAGTTCAGACGATCGTCGAACAGCGAACAACAGCAAGCACCAACACCAACAACAACAACAACAACAACAACAACAACAACAACAACAACAACAACAACAACAACAACGCTGCTCCGTCTTCAGCTGTCAGCAATGAGCTGACCCAGTTCAAAGGCCCTGGCGGCGGCTTTGGAATTACCTCGTATCAAGCAGCCATCGCTGGTGGTTATTCGCCATCGGATATTCTGCGGTTGCTGCCGGGGTCGGGTCTTGCTGTCGGGGAAAAGGCGCGCACCCAGCTTGACCAGGACTGGAAGTCAATCACCGACAAAGCTGCCAACGCCGACACCAATGCGGGCCTGGTCGAACGCTATAAGGCCGCTGCCGAGGACTACAGGGGCAATGCTGAGGATTACAAGAACAAGCTGTCGGAATACAGCTCAACATTCAACAATCTGACCAGCCAGTACAGCGAAGCGCTGGCCAAGCAGCAAAGTTCCGCGGCGCAGGCCGAATCGGAGAAGAAGCGCGCCGACGGGCTGGAGCAGCAGCGCAGGGACGAACAGGAAATCCAGGTCAGCCAGCAACTCAACAGCCTGCGAGGTGGCTACACCGCATCCGGAGGCGGTAGCACAGGCCTGGGCAGCCTGTCGTCCGGGAGCACGACACGCTCTGTATCGACAGGCGCGCGCAGTGGAGGCATTCTCGATCGTGCGTACCAGGACATCGATCCAACCGATAGCGTCCTGAACAGGGATGTTGCCGTCGACGCCGTTCGCCAAAGCCAGCGCTCGTCGGGCGGGAGGGCCCAGGCTCGGCAACGCGCCCTGGCCGGCGGCGTCACGGCAGGCCAGTACTACTCGCGTCGTTTTGCCTGATGCCGCGCCGGAGCGGCGACAGGCTGGACCGTGGCATGCAGCCGCCGTCCCTCAATCGGGCGGCCAAGCGCCGCGCCGATGGGATCTATCCCTCCAAGGGAGCCGGGCTTGGCGAGTACGGCAGCACGGCTTATCCCACGATCCTCGAGTCCTATAACCGAGAAAGCGATTACAAGCGCTGGCGCCTGGGCCAGGAATACTTCTTTGGAACAGGTCGGAGCTGGGGTGACTACCAGATCTACAGCCTTGCCCGCTTCGTGACAGGGGCCGTCGATGGCACCTCCAAGGAGGTGACGACGCTGTTCCCAAGCGCCACCTCGCCGGAGAAGGCCTGGTATGCGAGTTGCCGAACGCGAGGGTCGATCATCCTGCCGCAACCGATCACAGCTGCCCGGATCACGCTGAATACCACTGGCAGTGACCCAAGCACCCATACGCTGACGCTCAATGTCAGTGGAATCCTGTCCAGCGCCCAGCTTGGGGTGTTCTCGATTTTCATCGGCGATCAATTCGAGGACTCTGCGAGCGGGCCCAGCTACCCCGGCGGCCTGGTCGAACGCGATGCCGGCAGTGTGGCCCTGACACTGACAGCAGTGAATGTCGCCGGATCGACGCTGACCTTTGATCTGTCCCGTCCGGCGGGGCGCCTGCAGCGCAATGGCCGGGTGTACTGGGACAACCTGCCGTACGACCCGAGTGCCCCGATCAGTTGGAAAGGGGACGGATCGCGCTATCTGTGCTCGTCATTCAAGTTCTTCTGCTGTTGCCCCGACCACCTCGGGGGCGCACTCGCCAACTTGGAGAGACCGGACAAGGGCCAGCGGCGGGACCTGTTCCCACTGCCCAATGCCGCTCGGGACGTGAACTCAGCCTGGGAGCGCCAGGGGGTCGGCTACTACCGCCAGTGGCGCACACTGCCTCGGCGGCGGGACGAGCGGCGCGAGTGCAAGCACATCCACTCGATTCGCTGGCAGTGTGGGGTGCCGTGGCTCGAGCCGGATGACTATCCCGTTGGCGACGAGCGTGCGTTCCTGGAATTCCAGGCAGAGGCGGAGAGGCGGTATTCCTCGGAAGAGATCATGGATTACTTCCGGCTGCGGCAAGTGAATTGGGACCGTTTCGCGATGACGGTGGCCGATGCGGTTGGCATCATCCTGTTCCCGGGTGGCGATCCACGTGATGCCATTCGTCCAGATGCTCGCCCTCTGCTGTGGAACGACTCGGTAGAGCCCCTGGATGTTTGGTGCCGTCAGAATGACTGGTGGCTAGAGCGCGGTACTCAGAATTTGCGTATTTTTAATGCGGGTACCCAGAGCTTTGAAGGTACCGTAACGGTTGGTGGGAATGCATTTCCTGTTTTGCAGTTTGTCGATCCCGGCAGCCCAGGTGCCCCAGTGATCGTCCCTTAGGGGCTTCCTAGAATTGCGATAAAATCTGGCGGAAATGGCTGGCAATACGGATCCTCAGCGTAGGCCGCTATACGTCGATCGCGTCAACCAGCGTTTGTTCGCCGATCCGGTCGGGGCGGGAGCATGGCCAGTCGTGCCACTGGATTTTGGGATGTTCTCTCCCATGTCGGCAAACACCGTACTGGGTCGCTACGGCACTGGCGGAGCGCCGGCGGAGCTGACAGCGGATGTGCAGGTCAACCTGATCAATCAGGCGACGACGCAGACAATCAATGCAGCGCGAGTGGTCGCCGGCTCGACCACAGGAGCAGGTGTTCTGCAGCTTACGGATTCGACCAGTAGTACCAGTACAACCACAGCTGCAACACCCAATGCGGTCAAGGCCGCCTACGACCTGGCCTCCGCGGCGATGCCCCAGAGCGGCGGCATCTTCAGTGGCAATGTCGAGATCGGCGCGGGCTACCAGCTCAGCTTCGAGGGAGCCACCGCCAACGGCTTCGAGACCCGTTTTGTTGTGGCGGACCCTACGGCTGATCGCGACATCGGCATCCCCGATGCCAGTGGCACCCTGGCCTTGTTGAACCAAGTTCAGCTGTTCACTGCCGCCCAGCGCGGCGCGGTGGTCAACTTGGTCAGCGCGGCCACCGTGACGCCGGATTTCAGTGGCGGCAATTACTTCAGTTGCGTGCTGGACCAGAACATCGTGCTGGGCAATCCCACAGGTCTTGCCGCTGGGCAATCGGGAGTCGTGGAGTTGATCCAGCCAGCCAGCGGCGGGCCCTACACCGTCAGCTATGGGGGCTACTGGAAATTCAGCAGTGGCACCCCGAGCATCACCAGTACCAGCGGTGCAATTGATCTGCTCGTCTATTACGTCAAGTCGGGTTCCGAGGTATTGGCGCGGTTGGCGCCGAACTTCGCTTGAGCCAGAAGTAGCGCGGTGTTCATTCTTAGAATGAACCGAACAGTGGATCCTGCAGTTCGATGCCTGTCATTCGGATCAACAACCGCGACTATGAAGAAATCGCGGTACGTCAGATCCGCGATCCAATTCAGACCAATATCACCAGCATCGCGCTGCCCACTGGTGCGGCCACCGAGGCCACCCTGGCGCAGGTGCGCGACGCAATCAAAGCGAGCATCGATCTAGAGAGCACACTCTGGACCGATAACTCAGGTGCCTACTACGTGCGCCGTGACACAGTCAACGAAGGCACCGGTGCAATCACGATCACCTGGACGACACCGGATGGTACAAGTGCCACACCCGGGGCGGGCCTCAAGCCCTTGGCGACGGCTGAGCGTGATGTCACTCAAGCCCTGTTCGTTGCCACAGCTGGCGGCACGGGGTACAGCAACGGGGACTTTCTGGCGCGGCTGCTGATCCTCGACGTCAACGCCAGTACGCCCGTCGTCACGCAGGTCTGGTACAACCTGTCGACTAGCGCGGTGATTGCCGCACCGAGCGCGGCGGACGTTACACCGAGCGATGAGTCGATCACGGTGGCCTCCTCAGCGCTACCTACAGGTGCGGCCACCTCAACGAAACAGGACACCGGCAATACCAGCCTGGGCAGCCTGGACAGCAAGCTGCCTTCGGGCCTGACGATCAGCAGCACGCGCTTGCTGGTCGATAGCTCTGGCGTTACCCAGCCAGTCAGTGCAACAGCTCTACCACTGCCGGCAGGAGCGGCCACTAGCGCTAGGCAGGACACTACTAATACCAGTCTGGGCAGCATCGACGGCAAGCTGCCGGCCCTGGTGTCGAGTCGAGTACCTGTCGATGGCAGTGGAGTCACTCAGCCGGTCAGTGCGGCAACAGTGCCTTTGCCAACCGGGCTGACGGTCAACAGCACGCGCTTACTGATCGATGGCAGCGGAGTCACGCAACCCACCAGCGTGGCGGCGCGGACCCCAACCACGGCCAGCATCAGCAGCAGTGCCAGCAGTGTGACGATCCTGGCCTCCAATGCCAGCCGCCGCGGTTTCTCGGTCGCCAATATCAGCACCGCGAAGCTGTACTTGAGCTTTAGTAGTCCGGCCACAACAGCGAACTGCTTTGTCGAGATTCCAGCGGGCGGGTTCCTGCTACTGGATCAGCAGCTGATCGTGACCAATGCGCTGTACGGCATCTGGGCTTCAGCGAACGGTGCCGCTCAGGTCACGGAGTACGTCTGATGTCACTGTTCTTTGTTCCATCTCCTGACCTGAGTGGCTACGCCGCTCTTGGCACAGCGCAGAGCTTTAGTGCCGCCCAGCGGGGGACGATCGTGGCGCAAGGCAGCGTCAGTGGCACAATCACGCTGAATTTTGCTTCCGGGAACAACTATTCGTTGAGCCTGTCAGCTAACGGCACTCTGGCCAACCCCTCCAATATCACGGCGGGACAATCGGGCACCATCATGATCACCAATGGCGGCGCCTACACCCTGGCGTACGGGAGCTACTGGAAGTTCCCCGGGGGCACGGCGCCGACCGCAACGGCTAGCGGCACGGACGCCCTGGTCTACTACGTCGAATCCGCCACGCGCATCACAGCTCGCCTTGTCTTGGACGTGAAATGAGCATGATCAACAGCAACCTACTACTGGCCGCCGATGCTGCTGGCGCTGGCGGATACAGCATCTCACGTTCCCTCCGCTTCAACGCAGCCGACAGCAGTTTTCTCAGCCACACCCCCGCATCAGCCGGCAACCGCAAGACGTGGACCTGGGCGGGGTGGGTGAAGCGGAGCGGGCTTGGAACAGATCAGGCGCTTCTTGATTGCCGCCCAGTTTCGTCAGACAGCCAATTTTCTATCTTCTACTTAAAGAGTACCAACACGTTAGAGTTTTCGGGTCCGGTAACAACTTGGTTCACCACTAGCGCCGTATTCAGGGATTGCTCTGCGTGGATGCACATAGTGCTGGCGCTTGATACAACTCAAGCGACTGCAGCAAACAGAATAAAGCTGTACGTCAATGGTTCTCAGATAACTGCATTTTCCACCTCCGCAAACCCCAGCCAAAACGCCGATCTAGGGATAAACCAAGCGGCACTACATGGAATTGGGGCGGCCACTACACCTTCCGCATACCTCAACGGCTACCTCGCCGACATCCACTTCATCGACGGCCAAGCCCTAGACCCCACCAGCTTCGGCGAGTTCTCCGCGACCACCGGCGTGTGGGTGCCCAAGGCGTACACCGGCAGCTACGGCTCGCAAGGCTGGCACCTCGATTTCGCGGACAACAGTGCAGCAACCGCAGCGGCATTAGGGAAGGACACTAGTGGCAACTCCCCGGCCAACAACTGGACGCCGAACAACATCTCAACGTACATCGGCTACTCGGGAACCATATCGGCTACTAGCACCAGCTCTCAGCCTACATATCAGAGCACGGGTACATACAGCTCTTACCTATACACAAACTCATTCCCGGCAGCCACCTTTGCCGGCAGCACTGATGCACGACCGTATGTATCAAACTATACCTACAACGGCGGAACCTATTACTGCACATGGTTCCCACCTGGACTGACCTTCAACAAATCGCTCCGCATATTTTGTATCAATGCCTGGAACGCGGCTGCCGGAGGGACGACGTATAGGATGTACACCGAAGTGAATGGCAAGAAGCCAACCGTTGGCAGTGGCTGGTCGTGGGTTGACTACTCTAGCCTGATGACGCCGGGCGAGGCCATTACATCTATCACAGCCTTCACGGTCAAGAACTCCTCTGATAGCTGGTCTCCCGATCTCTATTGGCCCGCCGCTATCGAGATTGACGGCTACATCTTGGTAAGTGGAGCAGGGCTGAGGAACATAACGACCACCACTCCGTCAGGGTTCGTATCCGAGTTGCGCCTTGGGGACTCCGTGTTGGCTAGTGGAGCGTCGAGCGGGTCTGGCATTGTTTACTCCAAGGATGCTGGCTCGAACAGCTTTGTGCTTGCAAGCCCGTCTGGCTCCTGGGTGGCTGGCGCGACACTTAGCAACAACAGTCAAAGCACGAAGGAAAATGACTCTTTACTAGACGTTCCCACTAATGGCAGCGAGGTAGATTCTGGGCTCGGGAATCAAGTTCGAGGAAACTACTGCACCTGGAACCCCATCGCAGGCAGTACCGGCGTTGTATCTAATGGAAATCTTGATACTTCAAATGCTAGTGTTTACCGCATTTACGGAACCATAGGCGTCAGCTCCGGCAAATACTACTGGGAGCACACTGTTGCGTCTATCGGCAGTGGGGCAGTAATTGGCATTTCAAATAATCCATCTCAAGCCGCTTCTGATGCTAACCGCCGTGGTTATTACAGTGTAGACGGCAATGTTTACACTGACTCTAGCAACTCGGCTTATGGAGCTACATACACAACGGGAGACGTGATTGGAATCGCGTATGACGGTGATAACGGTAAGCTTTATTTCTCAAAGAACGGCACCTGGCAAAACAGTGGCAACCCTGTCACAGGCGCCAACCCAGCTGTGTCTGGTTTGACTGGCACGTTCTGGCCTTTTGCCACGATAGTTAGTTGCACTCTTAACTCGAACTGGGGCCAACGCAGTTGGGCGTATCAAGCACCAGCGGGCTTCAAGGCGCTCTGTACGGCTAACCTCCCGGCCCCAGTAGTCACAAAGCCTAGTGACCTGTTCGATGTGAAGCTCTGGACTGGTAATGGCAGTTCGCAGACGATTTCAGGGCTGGGGTTCTCGCCGGATCTGGTGTGGGTTAAGCAGAGATCTGCCGCCCGCAGTCATTGGCTAACGGACACGGTTCGTGGCAACACCAAGTTGCTTTCATCGGATCAGACCAGCGCAGAGATTACCGAGACAGATTGCATCACCTCTTTCAACTCAGATGGCTTCAGCCTAGATGCAGATGCTGGATTTAACGCCAGCTCTGGGTCTTACGCCGCCTGGGCCTGGGACGCCGGGAATACAACAGTCACGAACACGCAAGGCTCCATCGCTTCTCAGGTGCGGGCTAACCCGAGTGCGGGGTTCTCGGTGGTCACGTACACGGGAACTGGAGCCAACGCCACGGTTGGGCATGGGCTTGGCGTTGCGCCATCAATGCTGATTGTCAAAAACCGCAGCAGTAGCGCCGATAACTGGCAGGTCTACCATCAAGCATTGGGCAACGCCAATCTTCGCCTACGTCTTAATGCAACGGATGGGGCAGACAGTGTATCCACAATGTGGAATGGTACTGCACCTTCCTCAACTGTATTTTCTGTTGGAACGCAATCCGGATCAAACGGGTCTTCAAATCTTCTGGTGGCGTATTGCTGGGCGCCATTAGACGGGTACTCTTCTGCGTTTTCCTTCACCGGAAATGGATCTAGCTCAGACGGACCATTTGTTGCATTATCTTTCCGCCCCAAGCTATTGCTAATTAAACGCACTGACGCAACCGGCAACTGGCTATTAGTAGATGCCGCTCGTGGGGCTTACAACTTGAACAATACTTATTTGTATGCCAACACAAGTGATGCTGAAGCAGCTCAGTCTGGCCTTGGTTGGGATTTTTTAAGTAACGGTTTCAAAATCAGAAACGCATACAACGATTCCAACGCAAGTAGTGGCACATATGTCGGTTTTGCTTGGGCCGAATCGCCCTTTGCCGCCAACAACCGCGCCCGCTAGTAGTGAACAAGTCCTCTGGGCTCACAGGACCTACACTCTAATGACAGAGCCTGAACCCCTGCTTCGTCCTTATGAGGCGTCTCACGTTCAGGCCATCAAACCTTTTAGTCACCTTCGCTTATAGGCCGCCGAAGCTAACCTAGAACTACGGACCTGATCGCCATGTTCATCCTCGACGGAAAGTCACTCAGCCCGGACGTGGCCTTCACGGATCCGCAGACGGGTGTGCAGTACCCGGCCAACTTTTTGCGCTTATCGACCCCCGAAGAGCGCGAAGCCATCGGCATTACCGAGGTTCCAGATCCTCAGCCGTATGACCAGCGGTTTTACTGGGGCTACGACGCGGACGGCAACCTGATTCCCAAGGACCACAGCCAGCTCGTCGAGCAGTGGACTCAGCAGACCCGTACAACTGCCGGCACCCTGATCACTCCCACCGACTGGATGGTGATTCGCGAGCAGGACAACGGTGTCTCTGTTGACCCCGAGATCAAGGGCTGGCGGGAAGACCTGCGACTGGCCTCGGAGCTCAAGATTTCTGGCATCGTCACCACTGCCACGACAGAGGAATTGGCAGCGTTCGTCACCAGCCCCGAGTACAGCAGCTGGCCGCCCGATCCGCGCCTGCCTGCGCCCGTGCCGCCCGAGCCCGTCACCCCGGAGCCCGTGTCGGGCGATGTGAGTGACGAGCCTCAGCTCGCCGCCAATCTGAGCGATCTGGAGGGCGAGCAAAGCGACGTCCCCTAGGCCAGGTCCCCAGGGGGTGAATGGGGCTTGAGGTGGAGGCCAGCAGTACGGACAGCCCGCTCTGCCTTAGAGGGGCAGGATTGGACAGGCGCTCATAGTCCGGAGCGCAGTGCCGCCAGCGGTGCCGGCGCTCTCTGCGGCTGGCATGAGCGCACTTTGAGATGTCGGCCTTCTTAGAGAACCGGCATGGCGTAGTCCTGGCTGACACCGGCGTAGTGCTTCCAGATCACTTCCGCCGAGTTGCCAGCCCAGGCCGCCACCTGGGCCACGGGAATCCCCGCCTCGATCCAGCGGGAGATGGCAGTGTGGCGCAGGTCGTAGGGGCGATACCGCCGCTCGATGAGGCCCGCCTGCTGCGCTCGTCGCATGCGGTCGTAGAAGATGCTCTGGAAGGCCTGGCGGTTCCACGGGAAGAGGTAGTCGCCAGCCGTGTCCAGCTGCGCCAGGATCGCCTGGCAGCGCTCATTGAGCGGAACCCAGCGCTGTCGGTTTGTCTTGGTGCTGGTCTTAAGGCCGTGGGTCAAGGTGAAGTTCTGGTGCACCAGGATGCGGTCATCCTTGATGTCGCGCCAGCGCAGGGCCCGGACCTCGCCGGTGCGCATAGCGGTCTGCAGCATCCACTCGGCGTACAGGGACCAGTTGGGCATGACGTCGCGCTCCAGGGCGATCAGCACCAGCGCTGTCTTGTGGCGCGGGATCACCACTACCTCTTCCTCGCCCTGGGGCGGCTTGGGCATGCGGTAGCTGGTGAGCGGGTTGCGCTCCAGTAGGGCGATGTCTTCGCTGGCCGCCCAGCGGCATAGGGACTTGAGGTACATCGCCACCCGCCTGGCCGACTTGGGCGGAGACTGGCTCAGGACCCAGCCCATGACCAGCCGGGACTGGTGGAGGTCCTGGAGCGGGCAGCGCCGCAGCCACTTGTCGACCACGACGTAGTCACTGGTGAGGCTGGTGGGGCACAGGGAGGTTGCTCGCTCGGCGCGGAACTGCTCCCAGGCCGCGAGCAGGGTGCTCATAGGGCCGGATCGGCGCCCCATTATGAGCCACAGCGGGCAGTCCGCGCGGCACAGCAGGCGTGGGCTGCCAACCAGTCCTCGAAATGAAGGCCATGGCTGCCCTTATTGAAAGGGGTCGCTACCTTGGCGATGCCATGTCTTGCAATCCGTTGACTGAAGCCTGCAGGGCCCAAGGGACTGCCCCCACTGGGCAGGTCCGCCAGGACCAGAACCGAGCCGACTTCCTCGAGTTCCTGTACTACGCCGACGAACGGGACAACCCCGAGCATCCGCTGGCGAACACCTACACCGGCCTCTTCCAGGACTACTGCTACCTGGTGGGTGAGGCGGTGCTGGCCTCGCTGACCGCCGGGTGGCACGAGACCGAGATCAAGGGTCTCGCCGATGCGCTGGTCGGAGCCGCGATTGACGTGGCCACACCCGCGTGAGCGACCGCTACCGCTTGACCGTCCCGATCAGTAGCCCCCTGCAGCAGGTTGCCGCTGTGGTGGCGACGCGGGACTTTCTCTTGCGGCTCAGCGACCCGCAGGCGACCAAGCGGGTCCCTGGGGAGGTCAGGAAGGAGGCGCGGGCCCTGCTGCGCCACTTCCCCATCGCCGAGACGCTGAGGCCAATCCTGCGCGAGGGGCTGGGGGCCGAGGAGCGCTGAGCGGGTCAGGAAGTGGCCAGCCCTAGGCATTAGGCAAGTCACTAGGCAAGAGCCGCTAGGCAAGTCCCTTGCTCCCTAGTCATAGCAACGGGTCTCAACGACGACGAGCCACTTTGGGGTAGTGGGGGTCGCAGGTTCAAATCCTGTCGCTCCGATTCAGTTCCACCGGTAAAAACCCAGTCCCTGAGCCGCTTCTCCCCGAGGCGGCTTTTTTTGTGCGAGTCGGAACGAGTTCGAATCAATGCCGTCTGGGGGCGTTTAGGCAAGAATTAAGGCAAGCGCCCCCGCCGCCATGGCCCCAGTCCCTGCCTTCAACCTGGCACCGCAGCTGCGGCGCAAGAACGCCCAGCTCCAGCGCTGCAGCATCGCCCAGATCGGCAACCGCCTCTATCTGCGGGGCACGCTGCCGGACCAGAACGACCCAGGCAAGCGCCGCCAGGCCCGTATCGCCCTGGGCCTAGAGGCCAGCCCCGAGCAGCTCAAGACCGCAGCGGCAGCGGCCTTCGAGCTGGAGGAGCAGCTGCTGGAGGGGCGCTTCCACTGGGGGGACTGGGAGGGCGAGGGCCTAGCGGCGCGGCTGCGGGGCGAGGACGCCGCCGCCACGGTGACCATGCCGCAGTTCTGCGAGGCGATCGAGGCCCTGTTCGATCGCAAGTACCCCGAGGTCGAAAAGAGCTGGGCGACGATCTGGGGCAAGAAGTACAAGCCGGCGATCGCCCTGCTGCGGGACATGCGCGGGCCCTGCGACCAGGAGCGCCTGGTGGCCGCGCTGCTGCAGGTCGAATCGCCGAGCTCGCGCAAGTCCACCGGCTCGGTCTTTAGTCAAGCGCTTGCCTTGCTGGACCTGCCGGTCGACCGCGAGGCGATTGCCCAGGCGGCGGCTGGCTACAGCCGCGCCGAACTGCAGGTGCGGGTGATTCCGAGTGATGAGGAGCTGCTGGAGTTCTGGGGCCGCCTCCGCCTGCCGCACTGGCGCTGGATGTTCGGGATCGTCATGGCCTTTGGCATCCGCCCCCACGAGATCATTGGCTGCACCCTGGGGGCCGACGGCGTGCTGGAGGTGCCCCACGAGACCAAGACCGGCAACCGGCAGGTCTGGGCCTGCCCGGAGGAGTGGATCGAGGAGCTGGGGCTGCATCACATGCACCGCCCCAGCCAGGACAAGCTCAAGGTGTCACGGGCCTGTAACGATTACCTGCGGGACCAGGGCATTGCCATGCCGCTCTATGCGGCGCGCCACGCCTATGCGATCCGCTTGCTGAAGTACGGCATCAGCTCCGACGTGGGTGCGCGGCTGATGGGCCACTCTGTTGAGATTCACAACAACACCTACCGGCACTGGATCGACCGGCGGCACATGGCTGCGCTGCGCGAGCGCATCGGCCATAAGTTCAAGCGCGAGCCAGGTATTGATTCAGCAGCTTGACCCGGTGGAAGCGGTAGCGCGCCTTCTTGGCGGTACCGACATTGCGGATCGAGTCGCCCTTGATGGTGCCCTTGGCAATCAGGGTGAGCAGGTGGCTGTCGCTGATGCCCAGCAGGCGGCAGGCGTTTTTGCGGTCGATCCACTGCTCGGTCTCACGACAGCCGAGCGACTCCAGGATCGTCTCGAGTTTGGACTCGAGCTGATCCATGCGATCCAGTAGCAGGCGGGCCTCTTCGGTCATCGTCCCAGCGGAGACGGCGTCAGTGTACGCCCTGTCAGCCGTATCGCAAGCCGGCATCCTAGAAAGGTTCGAGGCGGCACTCATTTTGCGCACTGTGGCTGCTGCCTAGCGTTGCCTCAACCGAAGACGGCGGATGACGCCAGAACACTGGGATGACTATGTGTTCAGCCTCATCGATCTATCGCCCAGTGGGGCCAGGCGGCGCTTCCGTCAGGCCATCAAGGACGAATGGGGCGGCTGTGCCTACTGCGGCCATAGCGCTGGCCAAGACGGCCGGCCGTTGACGATGACCCTGGATCACGTCAAGCCCAGGGCCTTCGGTGGCAGCAGCTTGCGCTCCAATCTGGTCGCTGCCTGCCGGGCTTGTAACGCGGCCAAAGGTAGTGCCAGGGACTGGCGCGCCTGGTACGTTCAACAAGATTTCTATTGTGAGCGCAGGGCCGCGAAAATAGAGGCATGGCTGCAGCCCTCTTTCGCCGCTTCCGCAGCTGAAACCTGGTTCCGTCACGGAGAAGGCCATGGAGGACATGGAGCTGACCTCGGAGCAGAAGTACCTGCTGCGCCGGGTCGAGATCGAGGCCAAGGCCATGAGCAAGGACGAACTCGTCGAAGCTTTGTGCACTTCCTGGGAGGCGCGATTCAAGCTCAAGCAGACCTTCATTGCGAACAGCCGGGAAGCTGGGTTCATGTTCTTCCTGGAGGAGAGACATCCATGGCAGCAGCCTGAGACGCGCGAAGAGTTTGAAGACCTGATGGGCTATGCGCCCACAGAAGACGAGGCGAATGATTATCTACGTGAGATGTGGGAAATTGCCACAATGGAGTTGGACATGGACGAAATCGTCCTGACTCCTGACGATGATTCGGGTCTGTAATGGCACTGACAAAGGGCGATGCTGCAGCGATTGCGTCAACCGCCCAACGACTTGGCGTAGACCCGAGGACGCTGGGTGCCCTGTTTGAGCTGGAATCTGGGACCAATCCCAACATCTGGGGTGGTGCAGGCGGTCAATATCGAGGCTTGATTCAATTCGGACCTGGGGCCCGCAAGGAGGTGGGGCTGCCCCAGGGCCCGATGACGATTGCCGGCCAGTTGCCGTTCGTTGAGAAATACTTCCAGCAGCGGGGGTTCCAGCCCGGCAAACATGGAGCAACCGAGCTTTACAGAACGGTCCTGGTCGGCAATCCAGGGCAGTCCGGTACCGACAGCTTCGGGACCAATTCGGACGCCGCCGCCAAGCGCATGCTGCCGGGTGGTGATCTCTACAAGCAGTTCTCTCAGAAGTTCGATCCGGTGATCGGCGGCAGTCCTGATGCCTCGCCATTGCCCGCCCGATTGACGCAGGAGGTCGACCCCCTGGATGGCGGTGCAGGTTTCGGGGATCGCCGCCCCGGCGATCCCCTGGCAGCAGTGGCCGCCGCCCTCGTGCAAAGCAGCCTGGAGGCGGCACAGGCGCAGCCCCGTGAGCCCGGGCGGATGGCGGCCCTTGGCGCTTCCCCTGGCCTGGAGGCTCAGATCGCGGCTGTGACCGCCTTGCTGCCTGGGGCGGCGCCCGCCGCCGGAGCCGTAGCGACCGCGAGTCCTCAGCCTGCGCTGCCCTCTGCGAGCACTCCGGGCGGCGATCTAGGCGGCGAGCTGGACATCGTCTCGCTCGGCAAGCAGCTCCAGGGCATGGGGCTGAAGGTGGCCGAGAACCCGGCCTTTGGCGGCGTGGGTCAGCATTCGCCGAACTCGCATCACTACGACGGCAATGCTCTGGACCTGACCATCCAGCCCGGCTCGCCCCTGCTCAAGGGCCGGGCAGATTCCGATTGGCGCTCATTGACGCAGCAGATCGGGTCCAAACTCAAGGCCGCCCTGCCTGGCGCGGAGATCTTCCATCCCGGCGATGATCCAGTCGGCGGGCATGACAGCCATATCCACCTGGCCCTGCCCGGCGGGCGCACAAAGATCACCCCTGCGCTAGCTCAGCTGCTGCGCATGTAGGCGCACCGGATACATTACCGGTGTCGTGCATTATGTGTGCCATGGCTAGCTTTTTAGCCATCGCAGAGCCAGCGCTGATCGGGGCGGGCGTGATTGCCCTGCCGATTGGCACAAACGCCCTGCTGACTTACCTCAAACTGCGCCGGTTTCTGCCGGTGATCCGCAGGGCCTTTGCGGTGATCGATCCCCTGCTGAACGAGCACATGAAGGGGTACAGCAGCAGTGAGGTGCGCTTCGCGATGGAGCTGGTCACGGGCGTGCTGGCTGACGGGTCCCTCAGCCGCAAGGACGTCGCTCAGGCCGTCAGCGAGATCGAGCGCCGGTACCGCCCCAGCGCCGCCGCTGGCAAGACCAGTGAGAACCTCAAGGCACGCCTGGGCTCCAATTCCACCGAGGCCCAGTTGCTCGAGGCCGTCGTGGGTGTCGTGCAGAAGCGCGAACTTCTGCCCACCAACCTGCTGGATGCCGCCAAAACCATTCGCCTGAGAATCTCGTGATCAGCTACGTCATCACCGGTGCGGCCGCCATGCTGATCGGCATGGCCTCCGGGCAAGCCATTGTGCTGAGCGCGGGACGCCGCCGGCTCTCGTACCAGGTCAAGGCCGTGGGCGGGCAGCTCAGCGAGCTGGTCAGCCAGGTCAACGAGCTCAAGGAGCAGGTGCCGACGATGATCTCCAGGGCTGAGGTGCAGCAAGCCTTCGCGCAGGTCGCTCAGATCGAAGCGCAGCGCCAGGCCGCCACGGTCCAACAGGCCCGGGCCCAGGCCGTGTTCGGAGGCAGCGGTGCCGCCCCGGCTGAACTGAACACGGCGATCAATGCGCAGCTGAATTCTCTGGCCGATCGGATCAACCGCATCAACCAGGAGTTCGGCGTCAGCTAGTCCAAGCCGTCATCGTCGTCGTAGATCGAGGGGCCTGTAGTCGCGCACTGCTGCAGGCCGTCGCTCCCGACCCAGCAGGCGCTTTGGCCGGTGGTGCCATCTTGCTGGGTGCTCCGGCCGTCGTGCTTGGTGAAGGCCTGGCCGTCGGGGCCACAGAAGCGGTCGTCAGTGCCCCAGGCGTTGCGCTGGTATTCCATCAGGAACAGCAAGCAGCAGCCTGCGTGGGCCAGGTGAGAGAGACCGGTTTCTGGGTCCCGGTCCTCGCCGCGCCACCAGGCGAAGATGTGACGGCAGAGCGCTGAGAAATAGCGCCCCCATTCAGTGCCGCGACACCAGTTATTGGCGCTGTACTTCTCGGCGCCATAGGCCAGGACGTCCGCAATCTCGCCCACAGCGGCAAAGGGGATCAAGTCAAAGCGCGTCTTCGCTGACATGAACCCGTTGCAATATCGCCTAGGGTAAACAGAGGCGTGCGCTGTGGCAAGCGTTTCGCGCGTCTGCTCATGCGCCATGGATCGTCGCTACAAAGAAGCCCGCTTCTATAACGGCTTCCGTGCCAAGACTGGCAGCCAGGAACAGAGCGATCGGCTGGTGCGCTCCTACCTGTCACGGGCGCGGCAGGAGAACCGAGCCAGCCAGGACTACGGCGGGAGCACTGGCGGCGTCAGCAGTGCCGGTGGTGGCATGGCTGTGGTGGCGGGGCGCAACATGGATACCAAGGAAGCGCGGGAGATCTTCCGCACCGAGGGCTCAGGTTCCCTGGGCGGGCGCGCCAACCTGGCCGAACTCAAGGGCTTCCGTCAGGGCAGGACGTCAGTGGCGACAAGTGCGGTCCCTCCGGCAGGCTGACCTCCAGCCAGTTGAGGGAGCGGGCCTGGATCTTGAGCTGGCCTTTGAGCCTGGGCGGGATTTCCTGTTCGATGTCCCGGGCGGTGTAGCTGTTGATGCGCAGTAAGACACGCTCGCCCGTCATCCATTCGCCGGTGTCATCGGTGGGGTCCCACCAGCGGCTGACCGAAAACGGTGTATCCGTGAGCCGGCGGTAGTCCGGTAGGAGCTGGTGCAGGCTGTGGATGCGGCGGGCCAGGGCCTCGATCGTCACGAAGACGTCCTGGTCCATCGCCGGCCAGAGCATCGGATCTTCTGGCAGTGCATGCCTCCAGAGCAGCCAGCCATCGAAGGCAATGGCCCGGAGCGTGGAGAACCATTCGCCACTGGGAGTGCGGAACTCGTCAGACGGAGATTCGGAGCAGGGCAAATGGAAGGTCACGTCACCAGCGGAAGTCGTAGGGCTGCTTCATGGCGGCCTTGTAGGCCTCGGTCCAGTCGTCCTCCCCGCTGTGCTCGTTGAAGACGACCCGACCGATGGGCGAAAAGGCGACGTGAAATTTGCTGAGGCCGGCATGGAAGCCGTACGAGTCGTCGGCGGGCGGCAAGTACAGAACCGCCGACCAGTCAGACGGGGCGACGGTGCGGAACTTCTCGAGCTCGTCGTCCCAGTAGGAGGGCCGCAGGCGGCGGTAGGGGATGCAGATCGGGAAGTCCCACAGCCACGGCATGCGGATGATCGACTCGTTGTGACCGATCCAGGCGATGGCATGGGAAATGCGCCCAGCCCGGTATTCCCGCAGCAGCTTGTTGAGCAGCCGGCGGGTTGCCCCAGCGCCGACAGGAACCCCGACGAAGGCACGCTTCTGGCCGGGTGCATTCCAGTCGCAGGCCAGCACATCCTCGATGCTTTCAAGGTCGCGATCGTGGATGCGCGAGGCCATGACCACCCGGTTGATGATCGGGGTGGAATAGGGATCGAAGTCGATGGCCCCGAGGACCGAGCGCGCCGGCAGGATGATGTCCTGGGGCGGAGCCAGGTCGAGGCGGTTGAAGTCGCTCATCGGCCAGGGAGAAGGGCCGGCTGCCGGCTCACACGGAGCAACGTCAAGCGGCGAACTCCTCGAGCAGGGCCTGGACCGAGCGGGCCGGGTACTCGCGATCGATCGGGAAGAGCTGGATGCTGCTGTTGTCCACCATCAGCACCAGGCCAGCCTTCTCGGGGTTGATGCGCTCGATCTCGGCGACGATCGCCTTCATGGAGGACTCGATGCCGCTTTCGCCGGCAGCGCGGGCCTGCTCCTGGTCGGCGCGCAGGTCGGCTAGGGCGAGGTAGCTGCTCTCGCCGGCCCCCTGGTGCAGGCGGACGCAGAGCGTGCCGGGGCCATGGGCAGAGAAGCCCTTGTCATAGAGGCGCAGCAGGTCAGCAAGGACCACCTCGCAGGCCAGCGTGTTGTAGGCAATGGACTGCTCTTTGTCGGCCTTGGTGACTTTCTCCCTGATTTCAGGGAAGAAGCGCGACAGCAGTTCGATCTTGGAGGGGCGAGGCATGAATCAGGGGGCGAGGAGTGCTTTGCCGCGGCGGTTTTCGGAGTACCAGCCATAGACCTCCGGCACCCAGCGCTGCACTTGACCGGCGACAAGATCCATGAGGCAGCGGATCTCGAACTGGGCATCACCCTTGAGGCGGACGTCGAGCAGGTGCAGCCAGGCGCGCAGGTTGGCGGAGACGATGGCGTTCTGGAAATAGTTGGTGATCAGCACACCTCGGGCATGCTCCTCGGCAACACCACGCTCCCGGAGGCGGGCGTAGTCGATGGCCGAGGAGAGCGACATGGCCAGGGCTTCTTCCACGTCGTCTTCGGTCCACTCGTAGGGATCGCCCTGACGGTCGCGGTACTTGCCGGGCGGACGGACGTAGAAGACGTCTTCGATGGGGATTTCGCCGGATGCCACCTTCTCGATGCGCTGCCCCGAATAGCGCATCGATTGCAGGTCATAGGAACAGCCGACGCGGTGAGTGCGCAGCTGCATCAAGGTGTTGTGATCGGCCTTGAGGGCCAGGGTGAGTTGCGGGTGCTCGAGCGGACCCCAGTGCCCCTTGCCGCCCTTGAGGAGACGCTCTACAGCGATCTTGCCGCAGTCGTCCTCGGCTAGCCCTGTCGAAGCAATGAAGTCCTCGGAGTAGTCGTTATGCAGCGCGATGTAGATCAGTTGCTGCGGGCACTCCGTCGCAGCGACACGCTCGACCTTGAAAGCAGGCTGCACAGGTGGGGGCCAGAGACTGCAGGCAGCCTAAGGACAGGGCTTACGCAGCGCAACCCCTATCAGGCAAGTCGATTCTCGAGCCACTTGTACAGCCCCTTCTTCGCGGCCACCTTGGGGAACATCTTGTCGTAGGTCGGCAGCTGGAGGTTGTCAGGCAGGGCGTCGATAGCGCTGCCGGTCCCGTAGCGAATTTCCTGGGCCGTCAACTTGGCCCGGGCATCCAGGGCCGGGATGAACCGGTTCTCGTAGTCGGCGACCCCTGCCCTGCCCGCGTCGTACAGGTTCTGATACAGCGAGGAGCCAGAGGCCGTCAGATCCAGGTCGCTCCCGCCCCGCGAGTCACCGCCTTGGCTTTGGTATTGCGTGGCGCGGTCGTAGGCCTCTCTGGCCTTGATGAGGTCCACGCTGGGCTCGGTGCCAGCCGGGGCAGCCTGCTGCTGAACTGGCGCAGCAGTAGGACTGACTGACTGCGGTTGCTGCTTGACCATCCAGCGGGGCAGGACAGTGATGTCGACCTCTCGGTTGAGTACACCGTCCGTGTAACGGGTGAAGTCGCTGCCCTCAGCGGCCGGCCCCACTTCGGTGGCGCCCATGTAGACATCACCCTTGCGGAGGCTGGCTCCTTTCAGGCCAGCAATATCAGCCTTGGTACCGCGTCCATACCGCTCGTCGAGGTCCTGGCCAGCATCGGCGATCGCCCCAAAAGCGCCCATGGAGCCGTATTTACCGGTGGGGTACTTGCCCTCGTTGTAGCTGTTGACCACATTGGCGCTGAGGCCGCGGTCCTTGGAGAGTTGCCGGGCCAGGAACTTCGTGACATCAGGATGCTCCTGTCCGCGCTCCTCTTGCCGATCAATCCATCGCTGGACACGCTTATCCCCAACAACGGGTCGGTTGGGGCTTGCGAAAGACATATCGAGCGGCGATCACGATACCTCTCATGATAAAGAGCTGGTGATGCTCTAGTCTTCGTCGTCGAACTCAGGTTCGTCGTCAGCGTCATCAGTCATCAAGGCGGCGATCTCCTCGGCAGTCACCGGTCCGTCTTGCCGCATGCGGAACTCAATCCAGAGCTGGTTGGCTGCTTCCAGTTTCAAGAAGCGCTTGGGGTCACGCTCCTGGGTGGTTTTGAGGAACAGCGTGGTTTCGTGATTGAGCTTGTGGGTGCTGAACTCGAGGTCGATCGATTGCAGCCGCCGGTTGTGGTAGTAGTGCGGCACCCCCTGCACGCGCAAGTGCAGGGGATTGCAGCAGCTGTTGTCCCCGCAGAGGTGCTTGATCGGCAGCCGGCCCACGTCGCCCCAACTGAACCAGGCGGCCACGCGCGGCGCGGCGAACTGGTGGCTGCGATGCCAGTGGCGGGGCACGCGAAAGATGGTGGAGTTCGAGCGGCTGTGCATGGCTCCCCGCCAGGGCCAACAGTCGTCGGGATCATTGATCTCGACGAAGGACCAGAACTCCAGGAAACGGCGCCTGTGCTTGCGGTGGATCTTGTGGACGTCGAGGGTCAGACGCCCCTCGGTCAGCGAGGAAATGCAACGCACGCAGGCATGGCTGTCGATGTAGCGCGGAACGCGACCATCTTTACTGCCAATGCTGTGCTCATGGAAGAAGCACAGCGGACCACCAATGATTTCTGAGTGGAGATCAGGTGGGATCGGCCAGCGCGCCATGGGAGACGATCTACTGAATTGAATGTATCAATCAGCAACCTTCTCAATCCGCGAGCTGGCGTGCACCGAGGGTGTGTTGAGGTGGTCCCACTGGACGTGGATGTACTTGCAAGCGCTACCGCGAATGCTCTTCTTGACCTCCACGGCAACCACGATGCCGTAGCGGCGGTGGCTGAGGATGCCGCGGACTTGCTGGAAGCTGGGGGACGTGGGTGTGACGACATGATCCGCGACGCGATCACGCTCGCGGACACGATCACCGACTGACAGCAGGGGGGCCTTGGGTTTGGTCATTGGATGCGGAGGGGGTAGCCGCCGGCAGCTTGAAAGCGACCGCCGAGTGCGGGGAACTGGTCCTTGGTGGGGCGAACATCCACCCAGTGCTCCGGCCAGAGCTCGTTGCGGGTGCTGCCCTCAATGACCACGGGCACCAGGGAGAAGCGGGTGCCGAGGGCTTCGGACTTGCCGATGACAAGCCCAGCCCGGCCATCGAGGCGATTGAGGACCCGCAGGCCAACCAGAAAGGACTTCATCGTGAGCGGACTGCGCGCCATGTCTTGCACTGTGCGCGCCAAGGGTAGTTGGTTTTAGGCCACCGTCAACGGGTCGAACAGCTCCTCTTCGCAGCCCTCCAGGGCTGGCTCGATCGGACCGCTCATCGGGATCGACGACACGGCGACGCCGGCCTCGATGAACATGAGCTTGGCGGTCTCGAACGACTCCTGCCAGCGCAGGGGCATGACGAAGTTCGGGATGACGACCTTGATGAAGCCCGCCTGGATGAGCTGGGCAGCGCACTGGCTGCAGGTCATCAGTGGCCAGACGTAGCAGGTGGCACCGTTGAGACAGACGCCGTGGCGAGCGGCGTAGCAGATGAGGTTGGCCTCGGCGTGCACGGTCATCTGCAGACGCAGCTCGCGATTGCTCAGGCGCGTGATGTCGTCATTGACGTGCATCGGGATGCCGTTGTAACCGGAAGCGAGGATCCGCCGTTCCCGGACCGCCACCGCTCCGACCTTGGTGCTGGGGTCTTTACTCCAACCGGCGATATTGCGAGCGATGGAAAGAAAGCGCTGATCCCAATGCTCAGGCGCTTTGGGCGGACGCATCTCAGGCGGGTTGGACATGATGACTCGTTCAGCGAAGTTTTTTAGGATGTTGCGAGTAAGCACAGGCGCTGCCGCCAATGATTGAAGTTGGTGCCGTCATTGGCGTTGCGGCAGTTGGTGCCCTGTGGCGGATGGCCTTTGAGCAGGGCTCCATGAAGCGCGGCATGGACGGGATCCTGCATGAATTGCAGATGCTGCGCAGTGAACTGAGCAAGGACATCCACGAGCTGGAGATCCGCATTGGCGACCACGAACTCAGGCTGCGCGAACTGGAGAAGCGCTAACCGAGCAGGAACCAAATCGCCAGGGTGATCAATAGAGCAAGACCACATCCCTGGGCGAGCAGGTGCAGCACCAGGCCGGTGAGCTGGTGACGTTGGGGCGCCCGGGCCATGGCTACCCGGCAGCGACGTCTGCGCCCGAGCCGACCTCGACGTCCTCAACGAGGGCGGGGCGCCAGCCGGCGGACCAGAGCTTGCGGGCTCGGCGGTAGAGCTGATCGGTGTCCATGCGCCAATTGGATAGAGACCGGGCCAGGTCGTGCTGGATGTCCCTGGCGCCTGGGTAGCCGAGGTAGCGCATCAGGAGCCTGGCGCAGTCCGTGATGTCGGCGTCGGTGGGCTGAGCGGCAGCCAGAAGGCGGTCAACGATGGGCCGGTCCTGGTCCTGCATGGGGTGCTTGCGGTCCATTCCTGCATGCTGTGGCGTGCAGATCGTAGGCCAGGGCTGCGTTTTAGGGGCGTTGTGAGTGCTGTGTCGGTCGTGCCGGCGGTACCCGGGGGATCGGCAAATTGACCGGAACGCTCAGATCGCCTGCGCTGGAAGGGACTTGGAGGGCTGTGACGGTCGTGACGGTCTTTTTCCTTCTTTTTATATAGATAGGGGGCGTCCTCTAGGTTCTTTAAGGGGAACCAAACCCTTCAAATTGTCTAGTACGCAAAGTGTAGCGAACTCGGTAGCGAGATGCCCGGCACAGGAAGAGGGAGAAACAGGCGTGACCTGGCCGCTCCTGATCCCAGGAAATATAGGGAAGTGGCGTCGCCACCGGCACATCTGGCAGAAGGCTTCTCCTGCAGTGGATCACAGCGTGACGAACCCCCTGGCAGGGTGCCGAATATCCAAGACCTAGCTGTCTCACTATGGGACGTTACAGCTCGATTGATAAGCGGAGCCGGCAGGAAGCCACAAAAAAGCCGCCCGTGGCAAGAGCGGCTAATGAATATGGACTCAGGAGGGTGATCAGGCGGCGATGCCCTCGTCGGGTTTCGTCCAGATGCGCCGCGCCTCACCCCCAATCCGTACCCGCTTGAGCTGGTAGCCAAGGCTCTTAAGGGTGTCGGTGATGGCGGTCCTCACGCTGTTATGGCGATCGACCGGGATCTCGAGCCACTCGTACAGGTCGCTGAGGACGACAAAGCTGCGGCCCTGGTGGACGCCCGAGTGGCGGATGCTCAGGGCGCTGCGGATTCGGGCGTCAAAGGGGTTATCGACGCGGAAGTTCTCCTGGTACTCGCGGATCTGCTTGAGCTCGTCGCTGCTGAAGTTGTGGACGGGGTTGTCCTGGTAGGCCATGTAGGCCGCTGCCCAGATCCCATCGCGGTCTTGCTTGAGACGGTCGAGATCAATGATCAAGGTGCTGGGGTCGTCCGGGCTGGGCACCTTGCCGGCTACGACGATCGGCATGAAGCGCCTGTTGCCGGTGGGGTCCACGAAGAAGTCATCGCTGTTGGTGGCCCCGCAGAGCACGAAGGCCCGCATGAAGTTGCGCTCGTTCTCGTATTTGCGGGCGGAGCGATCCACCGGCACCGAGACCAGGTTCTTGAGTTCCTCGACGTAGCCCCGCTGGAAGTAGCGCTCGGTCTCATCGAGGACAACAAACCAGCCGGCATGGAGCAGGTGGGGCTTCTCCTTGATGCCGCGGATCCCCTGCTGGATCGTGGCGACCCAGGGGTAGACGCCTGGATCCGAGGGCGAGGGGGGCGTGATGTATTGGAAGAAGTTGGTCTTGCCGCAGTTCTGGGAGCCAATCAGGATCGGCATCCAGTCATGCGCGCAGCCGGGTGAGAGCACACGGGCGACAGCGCCCACCAGGAAGCGCTCGAGCACCACGTCCGCCAGCAGCCGGCCCTTCTCGGGGCCACGGGTGAAACATGGGTTCAGCAGGGGATCCGCCTTAAGACCCAGCAGTTCGCTGGCCAGGGTCTTGAAGTAGGGGCAGGGTTCGGCCGTGCCGGCGCAGTGGGTGAGGTAGGCCTGCACGGGGTGGACGCGGTTCTCCCAGGCGGTGATGCCCGCGATATCGATCACCGTGGTCTTGGGATAGACGGTGCCGGTGCCGAGGCTGATGCGGCAGTAGGCGGTGGTGATGTCGTCGACAATCCGGGGCGAGTCGAGCGGGCCGTACTCAAGCTCCTGATTCATCATGTTGCGGCGCAGGCCCGGGTAGAGGGCATTGAGGCGGTCGCGGATGACGCGAACGGTGTCTTCCGGGACGTTGCCGTTCCCCCTGCGGCGAGGGACATCGGGGACGGGGCGATCGGGACGGCGATCCTCGGGCGGGACATGGCCGCCATCGATGAACTGGAAGCCGGGGTCGTTGTCGTCGTCAAAGGGGTCCTCGTCGTCGTCGCCTGGATCGAGGAGCTCGAGCGGATCGTGGGGAGCGAGGCGAGGAGCTGCCGGTGCGGCGGTGCGCGCCCGTACTGGCGGCGGTGCTGCGATAGCCGACCAGGGGCGCTCAGCATCAAAGAGCCCAGGCGTGTTGTCGGCGGCTTGCGGACTGGGATCGATCAGGCCCGTATCCCAGGAATAGGGAGAGTCCTGGCCGCCATGGAGGAAGTCCTCATGGTCGTAGCCAACGGCACCATGGTTCTTGGGTGGAGCAAACGCGCTCTGGCGCAGCTCGTCCGGCAGGGTCTTGGTCCAGCTGGGATCCTCCTGCATGGCCAGATAGAAGAGGGTCAGCAGGCTGGAGCGGGTATTGCGGAAGGAATAGAAGAAGCGCTCGGTGCCCTGCTTGCTGCGGTAGCCACTGGTGTGATGGCAGCGGGAAGCCCAGTTCTGCCAGGCCGGGAACACGGCCTCTCCGCCGGAGCAGGCTGCAGCGGTCACCTTGATGAAGCGATCGCGCTCGCCATCTTCTGTGGGTGTGAGGACCTGCTCCAGGACATGGCAGGCCTGGCCGATGGTCTGATCGTCGTAGAGGGAGGCGTCTAGGCGGTGACGAGCAGAGGCGACTTCGGCCTGGGTCCTGGCGTCCTGGATGATCGAGTCGGGCAACAGGGCCTCGGGCTGCCAGAGCGGGACCTGGGCGTTGTCAGCGCCGTAGAACAGGCGGCAGGGATCGGTGCAGGATTTGTCGCCGCCCAGGGCCGTGGTCAAGATGGTGACGATGGCCTTGTAGAGGTCCGGATCGTCCATGCGCCTGGGCAACCGGAAGATGACCCGGTAGCGAGGGGCGTCGTCGCGGTGGCTGTGCGTGGTGTAGACGAAGCAGGCATGGGTTGCCAGGGGGTGGGCGCGGAAGGCGTCAAGATCGAGACCGTTGTCGACGTCTACGACGGCCAGATCTGCGTAGCGAAATGCAGCAGAACTGCGGTGTTGTGAGCTCATCGCCGCCGAGATGAACGCACCTCCGGCAGTGACATGATCACGCAGGTCCTGGAGGGAGCCTTCGCGGGACTGCCAGTTGGCGGCGAAGTCGTTCTGCCAGTGGAGAGGCTTGTTGCGGATCGAGGGGTGAACAGAGAAGCAGATGGGAGAGGCTGATGACATGCGGATGACCTGCAGGTTTGCGGCGTGACTGCAGTGGCGCGCACACTAGCGCCTCACGCAAGCCTTGTCGCGCAAGCGCCGAGCGACGGTATGCGCACTGTGTGCCGGACGAAATAGCAGGCTACGACTGGGTTTGTGCCGTACGCATGACGAACTTGCATACGGTGCGGCACAGCTTGCGACGCATATGTAAGGTACGAAAACCAAGGGGGAAGCTATGGCCAAGGTCGTCCCGCATACGCCGATCGAGAAGCAGCAAATCGAGCGATTCATTAGCTGCCTGAACCAGGCGATGGTGTCCGGCCAGCTCAGCCAGCGGGGGCTGTGCTCGAAGATCGACGTGACAATCGGCTCACTGACCAAGTACCTGCGGGGCGATATCGCTCCCTTGCGCGTGGGCCTTGGTATCCAGGCGCTCCTGGCCCAGGAGCTGGGCGTCACGCTGGATGCCTTGTATGCCTTCTACCAGACGGGTAAATACGTCACGGAGGTCAGCGTGGAGCAGGTGGAGAGCTGGATCCGCAGTGAGGCCGGTCAGCTGGATCTGCCTCGTTTGCTGGCATCGCTAAAAGATGCCGGCGAGCGATGGGTCGATGGATCGCTGCAGGCGCATAAAGAAGCTGAAGTAGCGAGCCCCGCGCTCTATACGTGGCCGATCGAAGAGCTCAAGGATGCGGGTGTCAGCGATCTGTTCCGTGAGCGGCTGGGTCTAACGGACGAAGCCCTGAAGCTGCTGGCAACCACGGGTGAATTCGAGGAGGAGCTGGCCGAGGCCTTTGGGATTGCCTGCAACTACCAGAAGGCTGCGGTGATTGAGGCCTTCACGAAGCGGACGGCAATCGGGTGAGCTGTTTGCGTGGTATGGTTTGCTTGCGAAAGAACCAGTGCGGACTCTGTGGTGGGGTCCGCCTTTTTTATGGGCTTTTATGGGAGAGCGATAATTGTTCTCACTGCCAGCGAGAGGCTCTGCTGGGCATGGCGATGAGACCCCGGGCCTGGTGACGCCGGGATCTCATGAGCACACACGGTGCCCAGGTGACAGCGAATGCACAAGCTGTTGTGCGCCGCTGCTAGAGAAATGCTAACGAGAGTTTATAGACTGAAAGTAATAAGGCCGTGACTAATGGGTGCTCCTGCTGGCATGTTCGATCCGCTGACGCTGCCGCGGAAGGGTGGAATGCTGCCGCCCGGCATGGGTAATGGTGCAGCCCCGCCTGGTCAGATGCAGCAGGGAATTGCTCCGGCGTTGAGTTACAAGAACCAGTACGGCACTGATCTCAGTGCTGGCTACGACGTTGATACCCAGTCAGTCACGGGCCGTGCAGTGATCCCGGTCGGCGACGCCACCGACGGGAATCGGCTGGAGCTGCGTGGTGGGTATGGCGAGGGTGGGCCGAGTGCGTTCATTGGGTTCAAGAAGATCAATGTCCCCAACTTGAGCTCAGTGCAAGTAGCAGGGGACGCTGCGCAGGTGGACCCTGAGTATGCCCAGTACCTCGAGGCGAATCCTGGGGCTCTCGAGCGAGTGCGCGCTGCCAGGGAGAAACAGCTGCGTGAGGCGTCTCTAGGGATTAACCGAACAGGCGGCACTGCCTGGGAGATCGGCCTTGATCCATTCGGCGGCAGAACCAAGATGGCGGGACAGGGACAGTTCTCACCTGTGATGGATGACGTAATGAGTCAGATGCTTGGAGGGAAGTAGTCCAGTAGATCTTTAGACTACGAGTAATGCATCAGTAGCACAGTGCGTACAGCTGGGACTGCTTTGGGGTACGGAGACCCAGCAACGATGGCTGAGTTGGTGGCACGTTCACCCAGCTTCGATTTGGGCTACCCGAAGATTCCGGGCCGGGATCTCGAGGGGATCCCCAATGCGAATGATCCAGTCATGAAAGAGAGGCTGCGCCAGCGACTGCTCCGCAATCCAGATGGTGGCCAGGAACTCCCTGGCTTCCTGCAGAAAGCGGAAGGTCCCGGTGGCCTGGGTTCTGTCGCCATGGACCTGCTCTACGACGGAGCACAAGATGGCGACTACTCGAACATGCCGGTCATCCGTGACGTGGTGGGCGAGGAGCGGGAGCGTGATGCGCAACTGGAAGAGTATCGCCTGCGTGCATTCCCGTCGTCTGGCATGACTGCGCCCTTGCTGTATAGCTGACGATGGCCGTACGCAAAGCTGGCGACAAACTCAAGGAAGCCTGCTGGAAGGGCTACGAGGCGATCGGCTTCAAGCAGAAGGACGGCAGGAAGGTGCCAGCCTGTGTGCCTCAGAAGGAGGGTAAGAAGTGATGCGCGAGACTTGGAAGGACTGCCCTCTCCACCTGGGATACGAGGTCTCGTCACGAGGGTCGGTGCGTCGCAAGGGAAAGACTGAGCCCTTGAAGCCGTGGGTGATGGCAAGTAACAAGGGGTATCTGATGGTTGGCCTAGGTCGGAAGGTGCGCTGCACGGTGCATCGTCTCGTTGCCGTCACCTATCTAGGCTTGAACCCAGAAGAGAAGGAGGTTCTGGTCTGTCACAAAGATGATGATCCACTTAACAACTGCGTATCTAATCTGTATTTAGGCGACAAGAGCTCAAATAGTTTTGACTGGAACAGGCTCAGGGAGGAGCGCGGAGAAAGGCACCCCAATTATCGACACGGTCGGTACGTTGGCGAGCGTCGTCGAGCGATACCGAAGAAAGAGGGCAACGGCTGATGGATCCTCTAGGCAGCTGGGGCTGGACGGGCGAGGCGGCGGAGCTGGACTGGGACTACCCGCTGGATCCAGCCCGGTACAACTATTCGCTGGCCTATGCCAAGGCCAGGCAGCTGGGGATCGAGCACGAAGATGCCGTGCAGTCTGCGCAGCGGCAGGTCTACGGCGCGGTCAGATCTAAGAATCCTGAGCCGGAGAATGCTCGCAATCGGGCCTGGGGCGCAAGGCCGCTGTATTCCACGCTGCCTGCGCTGGCTGCTGCGCAAGCCGCGGTAGAGGAGCTGGAGGTAGCACCGGTCCCGCAGGCGCCAAGCGGTAGACGCATGGCCATGCGGTATGGGCTCCCTGCTCTGGCCGCACTGGGTGGGGTGTATGCACTTTCTGCATTAAGTCAGCCAAGGGCCGAAGTAGAGCAGGCAAACTATGCGGGGGCGGTCTGATGGCTGAGTCAATCCGATACGCCGGCGAAGTCTTCCAGGGCTACAACAAGCCCAAGCGCACCCCGGGCGACAGCAAGAAGTTTGCAGTCCTGGTCAAGGACGATGAGGGAGAGGACAAGATCGTCAGGTTTGGTGATCCAAGCATGGAGAACTACCGCAATGGCCCTCGCGGCGAAGGCGGGCACGGCGATGAAGAGCGAAGGGAGGACTTCAAGAGAAGGCACAACTGCACAGAGAAAAACGACAGGACTACGCCGGGCTATTGGAGCTGTAACTGGAGCTGGTGAGCCCAAAGTTCCTGGCTGTAGTGGGCTTCTTAGGATGGGCAGAGTGCAATAAGTCCTGTAGTGCCTGGTCGGGAAGAAGCGCTAGATCGTGCTCGTCGCGTGCGCTCAGTGGACATCATGGGGTTGGCTGGTGAGTTCGTCGAGCCATACGGCCTCGATGTGCAGCCTCCCCTGGAGAACGCACCATTTCCATTGCACGATGCAGGGCATCGCCGTGGCAATATTCCGGCCACTATTTACGGAGAGCTGCTTCAGAATGTTCACGACCATGCAGCTTTTGACAAGCTCTATGGTTCCGGAGCAATCCATGGGAGCCCTCCGAGCTACAGGGAAGGCGTCTCAGGCGAAGCTGGTGACGCTAGGCCAAGCTCGTTCGTGAACTACGGGGGGATGGAGGACAAGAATCACTTCGATCAGCGCAGAGATCGCGCCGTCAGCATGGGAGCGACACCGGATGACTTCGAGGCTGGAGGTGAATATGGATGGGATGCAGCCGTTGCTCAGAAGATAACGGCTCAGCAAGCAGATCTCAGCAGACTGATGAAGGTTGCGGAGGATCGTTTCAGTAAGGGTGACTATACCTTCTTTCAAGGAGCTGGTGGGTACGACCCTGCGCAAGGGTTCATGCCATCTGTCGACCTACGCAATACAAGAGAGGTGTCGCCAGAGGATGTCAATACTGCCAGGACTAGAGGGGAAGACTTTGCGACTGCCTTGCGCAAGGGCTACGACGATGCGGTAGCCAAGGGTCAGTATCGCCCGCAGCGTGGCGTGACCGATGGAATGATTCATGCTGCCGACCTATCGGATGCGGCCATGCAGGGCCAAGTCAACGTGGGTCGTGGATGGGCCGACGAGGAGTTCTTCCCATACAAGGACAGGGTGGGTGCGCTGTCGAATCCTCCAGCTCGGATTGCCCCGCGAGTCCTGGAATCGCCCGCTGCCCTGCGACAAGTGCTGGATCAAGCGGCTGAGGCCAGAAGTGCACGCGACTTGAGCCGGTTGACTGGCGCGGTCCGAACCGGGGCTACTGCCACGACGGATATCGCCGGATCCGTCCCATTGTTTGACCCAGAATTTCGCAATGCCGTTGAGACTGGAAACGTCCGCAAGGCGGGAGAGCAGGTAGCTAAGGAATACCTGGCTGGGACCCTTGCAGCCCCTCTAGTGGGTCTGGGAACAGGGACCCTGCAGCGCATGGCACCTCAGGTCGCGTCGAAAGCTCTGCCCATTGCCGCTGGAGCTGTGCGTACCGCCAACCCCGTAGCGGTCGTCTCTCAGCTGGGTGGCAGTAGCAAGCCGTCGCGCCGTCAGGTTGCTGTTGAGCGCCATCAAGACCCCGGTGCCTTCGGCGCCCAGGGTCCAAGCGCGGACCCCCAGCTGCTCAGAGCAGAGGCGGCACGTCGGCGTGGCGGCCGCTGGAAGATCGGCGGGTTCACGGTGCCTGATCTGGGGATCAGCGAAGCCGGGGGACTGTTCTTCCGTTAACCCGCCTGGCCGCGGAACCACTTCTGCTTGCTACTGAACCAGTTCGCGAGGGTGGTCGGATCTTGAGGTCCAACCAAGTGATCGCTGGGGTCGGGTTCGCCCAGGTCGAGGGCCTGGCAAAAGGCATCGAGGCTGCCCTCCTGTGAATCGCCTTGGATGGCCGAGCGGCGTGCCTTGCGCAGCCAGCTGTCGACAGTGGGATTCAGGGAAGCCAGCTTCTGCAGCCAGGTCATGTCGCTGAGTTCGACTGCGGCTCCCTTGGCAATTCGATCGCAGATGAATTCAACGCGCAGCCTGGTTTGTGTCGACAGCATCCAAATGCTGCATGTCTACGAAGTCTAGGAATTCCCTGCCTGGCGGCCTATCAGGCGGACTGAAGGATCTTGCAGTCGCCGGCCATGGATTCCTGCTGTTCACGCTCAAGCTTTTCCTGCTCGATCAGTTCGTAGTACTTGCGGACTTTCTGCAGCCACTTGATGCGGTAGTGCACCAGGTCGTCGCCATGGAGGTAGAAGGATTGATCGATCTCAGGCGTGGAGACCAGGATCTGAGCGCAGTCGATCTTGAGATCCAGGGTTTCCTTGCAGGCCAGGGCGTAGGCCGCTAACTGGACAGAGCACTTGTTGAACTTGTTCCAGCCGGTGAAGTTGCTGCGATCCTTCTCCTTGGGGTAGAAGCGGCAGTACGGCTGGTTGGATGTCTTGAAGTCAGCCAGGATCGTGACGCCATTGCGGACACCGACTAGGTCCGGGCAGCCGGCATAGCCATGCTCATGGGACCAGATGCGATGGATGCCATCATCGCCGGAGCAGAACTTCCACTCTGGGCGCAGAGGCTTTTCACTCCACAGGAAGTAGTCGTACTTGTCGAGATGCTTGGCCAGACCATCCCAGAACGGACGGTATTCGTCGGGGATCTCGGTGGGCAGGCCGCGGATGTAACGCTCACAGGCGTAGTGCACGGCGGTACCTCGAGCAGCAGCCGCTTCCTTGCCACCCGGGTTCTTCAGGCCCCAGTTGTAGAGCGCTTTCTTGCTGTGCTCTGATGCTGTCTTGCCGAGGATCGCGGTGACCGAGGCGTAGGCCTTGTTGGGGTCGTCGCCGGACCTGTAGAAGCGAGTGCCGTCTACCTCAAAACGTGTAGCGACACTCACTCACCAGCATGCTGCTGTATGTAATGTAACGAGTTGCTACGTGATGTCTATTTGGCGCTCTCGTCTGGGCCGTCAGACGCTGCCCCAGGAACGCCCTTGGTATCACTCAAGTGGGCAATGGCCTGCACCGTGACGATGGGGGAGGGTCCGTAGCCGACGTTGACCTTCCAGCGGCAGCCATCGGCATCCACCAGGCTGGTCATGCCGGCGTTGTCCCTGGCAATGATGAATAGCGCCGTCTTGGTGTCCTGATAAGCAATATGCGCATCCTGCATAGCCCGCCAGTACCGGTAGATCTCGAGCGGGCTACTCATGACGGAGTGCCTCGAGGCAGAGGGCTCGTTCCTCGGGCGTGAGGGTGCTGCCGGCTGGGGGCAGGCCGAGGGAGTCCTGGTGAAGCAGGATCTGGGCTGCCTCTTGAAGCATGGGCAGCTCCTCTGGATCGAGCAGGATGTGGCCCTCGCTGCCCTGGGAGTCCTGCTTGACGGAGACAAAGAAGCCGCCGCCCATGTCATCGAGGGAGATGACCGTGGCTTCCGGTGTGGTCAGGGGGTTGTCACCCAGGCGGTGGATCGTGACCTGGGTGATGGTGCAGACGTAATTGGTCATGACTCCTCGCTTGCAGCTTCGCTCTGGTTCCAGGGGTCGTTGATCAGTTCGGTCTGCTCCTCGAGGTAGTCGTAACTGCCCTGCTGCGAGCGGTAGGCCGAGAGTTCGTCGAGTAGCTGGCGGGCAAGTAGGGTGCCGCCCTTGATCAGTTCGTTGATGTCGGAGACGCCCATGTCCATGCGCTGGGCCAGGAGCGGGCCCATCAGCGCCAGGTAGGCCAGGGTCATCTGGTCGCACTGATAGGCGGAGAAGGACGCCCCGCCCGAGGTGAAGCCATTGACCAGGTAGGTCAGGTTCTCCAGCTGATCGGTGTGCATGCGCTGACCCTCCAGTGCCTTGATCAGCAGCCGGTTGGTTGTTTGCAGCTCGGCCAGCAGGAGCTTGCTGGTGTCAAAGAGGGTCAGATTCTCCGAAGTCGGAGGCAGTGAGGTCATGAAAGATTTCTCCTTGGAGGGCGCGAGCCAGTAGCAGGGCGCAGCGTTGGACATAGGGGACATGGGGCCAGGCCTCATGGACGTCCTGGGCTTCATGCCGCTGCTGGATCGCGGCGACATCCCTGCTATTGCGAGCCGCGCAGAGCTCCTCGAGGATCTGAGGGTCAGGCGCGGACGGCAAGGATCGCGGGCTGGGGCTTAGCGTCAATGTATCGGTAGACGCTCAGTACGCCAAGGCTTACGAGATGAGCCAGCGCTGCCCGCTGATCAGCCTCTGGTATATCAGGCAGGGGCGCGAGCAAAAAGAGATCGCCAGACTCCGATTGCGCGAAGGGCGTGGTTCTTTTCATGGCCTGCTGATAGTGGGCCGCAACGGAGGCAAGGGCGTGGTCAGCAGTAGCGGGCATCGTTAGCGTAAGTAAACAACTTGCAAGCCCCGGCATGAGCAATGCACACCCGGAGCGTGGGATGGATGACGGGCTGGAGCCAACTGTTGGCGAGCAGTTACGGCTAGCGCAATTTGTGAATGCGCTGGATCGAGCCAACGAAGCAGAGCTTCGAGAAATCGCCAAACAAATGGCACAGCAGGTGATGGTCACCTACCCGTCCGCATTGCGCTTCTTGGCGAGAGAAGCGGCTAAGAACTTGGCCGGGCAGCCATGGTCGCCAGAGTCTTCTGACAAGCTGCTGGCGGCACTGACTGCTCGTCGCGAAGGGCCCAAATAGTACACGGGCGTGTGCTGCAGATTGCGCCGAAGCCGGACTGCCTGGACTCTATGCATAAGACGCATAGTCATCACTGCTGCATTATGCGGCACATGCATAAACCCCTTCCGCCAGGAGAGGCGGAAGGGTGAGGACAATGGCAGCAGATGAGAAGCAAGATGCAGTGCTACTGCATCTAAGGGAGGCGAATCACCAGCCTGCTGGCATGGCTTCTGCCGTAACGGTTGCCACTTCGTGGTCGGCGCCTAGGTCGTCGCGGTGGGTCGGGGGCAGTCCTTCGGGGCGGCCAGCGTTGGGCTTCCCAGAGAAGGGGTCGCCGTTGACGTACACGGCAGGCAGCCAGATGGAGTCAGCGACCTCACTCCAGCGCTTCTCTTCGGCCTTGGTGGGCACCTTGAGCGTGGGGGTCAAGGTGTAGGACGTGTTCGTCTCGATGCCCTTGCGCTTGAGCGTCAGGTAGAAGTTGGCCACGCCCGAGGGCAGGATCTGGTAGTCCTCGAGGGCCAGGACCTCCTCGAGCTGCACCCGCAGGTCCTTGCGCTGGAAGGTGTAGATCAGGTAGTCGTCGTCCTCTTTGGAGAGTCCGACGAAGGACAGGAAGTAGCGGGGCTTGTCCTTTTCGCCGGTGCCATTGGTCTTGCCGGCCCAGGTCAGGCCGATCTCCTCGGCGAAGTTCTCGGGGTACTTGGGGAACTTGCGGGGCTGGCCGTCCATCGTGAAGTAGGACCAGCCGGCGATCACGTGACCGGTGTCGTGGAGGCCGCAGAGGCGGAAGGTGGTGGACTCGCCGTCCTTGAGTCGCTTGCCGGGGTCGAAGTAACGGTTGCGCTTGGTGTCGCTGCTTTCGGTGGTTCCAGAGGTCGGGCGGTAGTCGGTCGGAAGGAATCCCATGGTTATGTCAGAAGGTGGTTAGTTGTTCCAGTCGCAGGGCATGTTGTCGGCGGTGTTAACGAAGTCCTCGTGGTCGTATCCCACGGCTTTCGTGCCAGCGGCGGGGTTGCTGGTGCCCTTGTTCCCGCGCCCGCGCTCAAAGGCACGGATCGAGCGTCCCTTGACTTCGCAGTAGGGCTTGCCCTCGCGGTTGGTGCGTAGATCGAGGGTGCCCTCGACCATGGCCAGGGTGCCGACGGGCAGGGCGATCAGCCGGTCCATGACGTAGCCGTAGCCACGCAGGGTGAACCAGTCGGTCACCTCTTCGCCATTGACCATGCGATTGATGGCCAGCGAGCGAGAGGCGGACTTGTTGGACTCGGCGACCCGGGCCTCTTTGGCAAGGCGACCGGTGACTGTGACTTGGTTGACGTAGGCGTCGGGGGAGACATCGCAGAGGGTGTGGATGAACACAACCGTCTGGCTGTCTTCTAGAAGAAGATCACCAGCGATGATCAGGGTCTGGCCTGCGGTCTTGGTCTTTAGGGCCTCGGCTGTCTTGCTGCCAGACGCGCAACGCAATAAAACAGGAACCTGATCCTTGCCATTGGTAGTGGCAAAGACTTCCAGGACCTGCTTGCCGTGCGCGACGGTTTCGGCAGGTTGCGCCGCCAAGGCCACAACAAGAGTTGCGGTGCTCACGGAATTCGAGAAGGCGCAAGCCAGGCTAACCGGATTGCAAGATCTGGCAAGCAGGTTGTCAGCCGAAATGCTGGACCCAGTCGGGCAGGGCTGGAATCGGCTCAGCGGTCTGCGGCATGACCAGGATGATCAGCTCGAGGGTCTCGCCTTGGATCCGCAGCGGCCCGCCATCGAAGGCGGAGAGCACGAGCGAATCAGCCAGCAGTCCGGCGGCCTTGATGGCGCGCTCGAGGTAGGCGACGCGGTACCGGCCAGCGGTTTCACTGAGCGATGGGGTGGCGCTCCAGCGCTGCACGCAGGCCGCCAGGGCGCCATCGATGTCCGGGAAGGGGGTGATGCTGTGCTGGACGGGCAGCTGTTTGCCGTTGTTGCTGCTGGTCTTGTAGTAGGTGGTGACCGTAGCCGTCTCGCCATCGATGACGATGCCCCGCTCGGCGGTCTTGATGCCACTGCTGGCCTTGAGCAGTTCCGGGCTGGGGATGATGGTGATGGACTCATCGGCAGTGCCCATGCGGTCAAAGCCAATGGCCGTCACCTTGCCGTGATCACTGGCCGCAAGGAGCACCCCGCCGCAGTGGGGGCGTAGATGCACGGACTGGTAAGGCGCGTAGGGCCCCGTGAAGGAGCCGACGGCAGCCAGGAGGGCGGAGTTGAACTGCAGCACGGGCTCAGGCCTGGGTCGCCAGCTGGACCACGCCCTGGAGCTGGGCGGTCCTGGGGGCCCACTGCCAGCGGTAGGAGAGCTGGTTCTTCTGCATCAGGGCATTGGCCGGCTCCAGCTCGGTGAGGCCGAGCATGGGCTGCCAGGCCGGATCCAGGGGCTGATTGGTGCGGGTGTCGACCATCAGGGCGCGGCGTCGCTCCATCGGGGAGTCTTGTGCGGCCCTTCAGGCTAAGGACAGCTGCAAGCCTCTTCATCATTTCGCACGATTTGTCTTGCGTAGCATGGAGCTGCCCGCTTGGTTGAGGCAGATGGACCGGGGCGACGAAGAGCTGCTGAACCGTGCCTACGCCCGGCGGCATGAGCTGTTGGCACAACCGGGGATTAAGTGGGTGCGGATGACGCTGGAGGCGCGCGGTGTCACGTTTGTACTGGAAGAGCGCTCCGGCGCTGAGCGCGTCGAGTGGATGGCCAGGCAGCACGAGCCAGCGGATGGCGGCAGTGGCAATGGTGCCTACGACCGGGAGTAGCGATGCCGGTCTGGTTGTGGCGATCGATTGTCGGCGTGGCGTCGACAACTGCCCTGCTGGTCATCATGCAGTGGGCGGCATGCACCTTCTATGTGATGCCGAAGATCTGGCCCTGGTATGCCAAGTACAAGGGCACCGCCGTCGCCGAGAAGATCGAGATGCCGCCGGTGGGGTGTGATGACTCCAGCGGTCGTTCTGTAGCCGCCCTGATGGCACTTCTGACTACATTGATCTCATTGAGTCGCCAGGCCGACGACCGCTGAGGACCGATGGAATCAACAGCCGCTGACCTGATGAATCTGCAGGAGCATGAGCCGGTCTTCCATATAGAAGATGACGGGCTTGGGATCAGGGGTTATGAGATTGAGGGCCAATTCATCGTGGACTTCGACTGGGAGCCCGGCAGTCAATGGGAGTTCCTCGAGGACGAGGAGGCCTTTCAGGAGTATGTGGTGCGCTGGCTCGAGGAGATGACCGGTGAACCGATGAGCGCCGTCGAGGTCGAGGCGCTCCAGGTCACACGTGGGTCGACTGCCACTGAGCAGGTGGCCTGCCCGATGCCGTCAGGGCAGGATCTTGCTGGCGATGAAGAGGGCCAACAGAGCGATGCCGGAGAGTGCGCCTGCGACTTCAAGCAGGTTCAGTAGCTGCGGGTCCATCGGGAAGGGCGGGTAGGTCTTCCTGGAGGTGCAGGTCGTAGAAGTTCGCGACTTTGCGCATGGCATCGACGTTTCTGCACTCGTTGAAGGCGAGCTGGGTGCCACCGCGCATGATCTGCTCCTCCTGGAACCCGGCTAAGGCAAGCACCCGATCAAACAGCTGGAACCAGGCATGCACGGAGCAGTCGCTCATTTCGGTGCTGATCGTGGTGGTGATCGCATTGGGATCATCCAGGCCATAACCGCCTGACGTTTCGACGGTGATGGAGAGCTTGGTGTAGGACTCGGTCGCCATGGACTCAGGGACTAATCAAGTAAGCGCAGGTGCTGCCCGACCTGCGGAAGGTCTCGGCATGTGGAGTCGGACCAGCAACATGACGATCAGTCCAACGTACACAGCATGTGCGCTGACTGCAGGTGCTGTCGTGACAGCGGCACATGTCCAGTGGTAGTCGGGTACGAGGTTCAGTCGGGAGGGGGAGCATAGTTAAAGGCGTAGGGATTGTCTCCTGGATCCGGTAAGCCGCGGACGATGGCGCAGGCGCGGGTATAGAAGGGTGAGCTGGTCTTGCCTGCCGCTTCCAATGCAGCCTTGACCTTCGCCCAGTTCTCGCGATTCGTGCTGTCGATGAGCCTGAGAACGGCTCGCCATACGCTAGTGAAAAACAGATGTCACATTTGATGCACTGTTGGCGCAATAAAAAAGCCGGCCTGGTGGGGCCGGCGTGATGGGCGGATGTGATCTAGCGCTGTTCCAGTGCAATCTGGATGGCGGCCTGGAAGTAGCCCGCGACCTTCATGCGGCGGAACTCGGTGTGCCCCTCGTCGGATTGCTTGCGATCGAGCAGCTCGTGGTTGCGGCGGGACTCGTTGAGGGCAGCGAGGGTCTCGACATTGAGCATCTCGAGCTCCTTGGCCGAGAGCTGAGAGAGCTTGTCCAGCTCGATGTTCTTGCCAAGGATGAACGAGCGGAAGAAGGGCATGAAGGATGTGTCAGTCATGGCAGTCGACATGGTTTGAAGTCGGTGGTGTGGGTAGAGAGAGTGAGGCAAGACAGGACTGGCGCAGCGATGACCAGCTCGTGTCAGATGGGGTAAGCTGTTGGTCCAATGATTTTCAGGAATCACTGGGCATTCCGTTGCCGGCGGGCAGCGGTGAGACCTAGGTGCGTGAGCCTAGGTCACCCGCCACCTAATTAAGCAATCCAGTGGTGCTCTAGTCGATGAGCCAGTGCCTCATGGTGCGCGGAGATGGCGCTGTCAAAGGTCCCTACGTAAGCTTTTTGTTTTGCGTGCGGGTACTGGTACTGTGCCTCGAAACGTCCATTGCGTTTACGCCGAACGTAGCGATAGCAGACTGTGCCCGTCACTTGGCAGTTCTGCAGGTTCACCGAGGGCGTGACCCATCGCAGATTTGAAACAAGGTTGTTGCTGCGATTACGGTCAATGTGGTCAACCTGAGTTCGGCCTTCGGAGGGATGGATTCCGTTGAGCAGCAAAACTATCCGGTGGCATCCGTACTGACGACCGCGCAGCTGAATTCTGTAGTACCCACGGCTATCACAAGAGCCGGCTGGCTGGTACGGGGGGATAGATCGACTTGGAGACTTAATCCACCGCAAGCCGCTAGGGAGCGTCGGATCAAGTTCCAAGTATTCACTTAGTAAGTCCAGTTCAGTCATTGATGGGCAAAAGTAAGTTACTCGTGAGGACCCGTCACCGGCCCAACTACGCAGCCTGGACGAGCTGGACGAAGCGCCGGAGTTGACGCATATGCTCCTCCCGGCGCCGCCTCGCGTCCTCAAAGATGTCCTGGCGTCTCTTGCCTACGGCGGGATCCTTGTTGTAGCCGTCCTGGACCCAAAGGGTCTCATCGGCGATGTCGACATCGGTCACATCAAGGTTCCAGCAGCCGGGGAAACAGAGCCCGGCCTGCTTGGCAGCGTCAATGATCTGCTGGTCTGTCATCGGGTTGTTGAATCGGTGGATTGGGGCGACGTGCTGCCCGGATTGATTTGGCGACATGGGGGCCGTTCACGAGCCCCCAGGAATGCTTGCGAGCGAAATCGAAGCAGGCCTCGAGCTCCTGGTCGGCGCCGTACTGGGCGGCCAAGCGCGCCAGCTCATAGGCATTGATTTCAGGCTCATCAGGGCAGCCAAACAGCTGCTCGCACCACTGCTGCACCAGTTCCGGCGGTGGAGTGATCGGGTAGTCAGTCATTTGTCCAACTCGTCGGCGATGGCGAGGAGTTTGGCGCGGATATCTCGTGCTGAAATCATATGGGTAAAGGTGGAGTTCCACGGTGTTGAGAATTCCGGCACCACCTGATCCACAGCAGCTCGCAGGGCGGCGGCGATGGCCTTGAACTGAGGTCCGGGTACACCGTCCTCGATCCAGTCGAACTCGCTGTTGAAAGCCCAGAACACCGCCTGAGCGGCGGGGGAGAGGTCAGCCATCACTCAGCCTCCTGCTGCGGCACCGGCTCGATGGTGGGGCGGCCCCAGCGGGCGAGGACGGCGCGGGCATACTCCAGTGCAGCGGTGTTGAGTGCCACACGGAAGATGCCGGGCTTGACCTGGCCGCCAGTCGCGTCGCTGCAGACCTTGGCTGCATAGCTGAACTCATCGCGCATGGTCTCGGGCATGAGGTCCAGCAGTTCCTTATCGGTAGGCTGGTCAGCGACAGAGGCCGGCTCCCTGCCATGAGGCACAGCCGGTCCATCTGGTTTGGTGGTGTAGTTGCCCCAGCACTCCAACACAGTGCGAGCAATGTCGATAAAGGTTTCTGGGCTGACGTAGTTCCAGTCGTTCTCATTGAAGAGTTCAACCAGCTCTTCATCCGTCGGCCCCTGCGGCTCGGGCTGGGCCAGGGCGGCGCGGGCGCGGACAAGCAAATCGTGGTGCGCCTCATCAACAGCGTATGTGTTGAACGCGGCATGAAGCTCAGCGCAAAGCGCTCGGAAGTCAGTCATGGCGAGTCAAGGGGCGAGTAGGTGCAAGCAGCCCGCAGTAGCAGGCCCAGAAGTCAGAAGCGGTCCAAGGTGCGCCGCTCTCATGGAGCAGTGGTACGCCATTGCTGATGGCCTGCGCATCCCGGTAGTTGGCGAAGGTGCCGTAGTCCCTAGCAGCAAGCCGGCGGTTCGCTTCAGCGAGGGACTCAAAGTCTTGCCTTGACAGTTCCCCGGCAGTGCCGCCAAAGATGTCAGGAATACGGCCATAGGGAATGGCATGGAAGCCTGCCGATTCAGCCCAGGATGCGAGGGTCCAGCGCTGCCAGCCGTTGTGGCGATACCAGTCGTGGATCATGGCGCCGAACTTGCAGCGGGCGCTGACGGCGCTGATGCGGAGGGAGAGGTAGTCAGTCATCGGGCAGGGCCTCTAGGGCGCGGCGGATGGTGTCGCGGTCGCCCTCATTGCCGAATGAATCAACCGCATTCAGAGCATTTAGCGCCTTCTCCTTCAATCTCGGCGGCTTGGGGCGGCGGGCGGCGCGGATGTAGCGAGCAAAGTCATAAGCATCCTCACCTGCGTCAATCTCAACCAGCCTTAGGCACGCCTCCAGCTCTTGGTCGGCGCCCCATTGGGCG